CGAATAGCCGTCATTCTGCCGCTCCGTGAACATATCATTGACCAACCCGATGGTCAGCAGGTCGAGGTCGGCAATGCTGATACCGAGCTGTACACAGCGCAGCAGAAAGAGCGGGGTGGTCATTTCCCGCTCACTTTTGCGAGGTTTTTTCGGGATTCCACCTCGGTCTGCACATTCAGGCCCCACAGTTCGATCAGCTGGGGCAGAATCTGGTAGATGGAGAAGGTGTTGAACTGGTCAAGGAACTCCTCCGGGCTGTCCGGCACATTCGCAGGGTCTGCATGACGGGCCATCAGCCATGCCAGATCCTCGAACATCTCCAGACTGAACAGATCAAGGTTGGAATTGTCCTCGTCGTTCTCCCCCACACTCTTTTCCAGCTGGCGCAGGTCTTTGTAGATGTCGCGTCCGAACTTGATGCGGTACAGGCGAGGCACAGCGGCACTGGCCTTGAAAGTGACTTCTTTGCCATCGATCTCGATTTTCTTCGTAACTGCCATAATCGTATCCTCCAAAAATTTCATGTAAAAGTGGCAGAGCCGAAGCTCTGCCGTATATCGTGTTTCTTACTCAGCCGGGTCGATGCTCACCAGAGCATTGCCACCGCTCACAGTGGGCAGCTTGCCATCCCACTTCTGAACTTTCTGATACTCGATCAGCGTATAGGACAGACTCTCTGCAATCTTGCGGTTTGCCTCGGCCTGCGCTTCTGCAGCAATGGAAGTCTTCTGGGCTTCAGCCTCCGCATTGGTGATTGCCACCTGCTTGTCAGCTTCTGCCTTGGCAATGGCGGCTTCGTTCTCAATCTTCTGCTTATCGGCGTTCTGCTGTGCAATGGACTTCTGCTGGATTGCGTCGTTATAAGCATCCTCGAAATCCATATCGTTGATTACGACCTTGTTCACAAACACAACGCCCTCGCCGTATTTCTGTTCCAGCGACTCTGCCAGCTTCTGCTGAGCCAGAGGCTCAATCTTGGTACGGTTTGTCACTTCATTGGGACCAAGTTCTGCCATCGCAGACTTGATGGCAGATGCCACCAGTTCATCACCGACCAGATTCTTGATGTCGGACACATTCGCATACAGCCATGCGCTCTTCTCAGGAAGTACCTGATAGGTCACAATGACATCAGCGGCATACACCGGAGTCTTGTCGGAGGCTTCACCCCAGACCTGCGCCTCGATGTGCTTATCCTGCTGCTTGTTGTTGACCTTGTGGATGCTCTGTACAAAGGGAATGCAGAAGTTGAGCTTGCCGCTCTGGATGGTGGTTTCCTGGATCTGACCAAAACTGGTCTTCACGCCAGTGTATCCGGTAGGGATGATGCTAAACGAGCAGACGGCCAGAAAGACAACAAGAATAAATGCAAACAGCGGAATGATCTTCTTCATAGTTTTGTTCTCCTATTATAATAGTGTAGGCAGAGTCGAAGCTCTGCGGTGTATAAGTGTTTCTCAGCCCTGCGGCTGCTCTTCGGTCTGGCCGGGTTCAGCGGTGTCCATCGCCTCCGCCTGCGGCTCGTAGACGGCATCGTACCACTTGTTGTAAACCTCATCGGTGGTGTTGGTACCAGTCTTGGCCTTGACATAACCGTTTGCCAGAGGGGTCGCCTGCAGGCTCAGCGTTTCGGTCTTGACCTCTTTGCTGTCCTCGGTGGTCTCACCCTCAACAGCAGGGCGGCTTGCCACACAGTTGTAAAAGACATGACGGGTATGACGCTGGTCGCCATCGAACTCGAACAGGAATGCGAAATGCTCCAGCTCCACGTTGGCGTTCTCTGCCAGAACACCGTTGCCATCCAACTCCTCGTGCATGATGTCCGTGAGGAAGCTCTCCGGAACCAGTGCGATTTCCAGATCACCTTCGTAGCCGGAGTTGTTATTCACAACATAATAGGCAACATTATCCGCGTAAAACGGCTCGATCTCGCCATTGGCATCCATCGACAGGCTGACTGCACCGGGGATGCGGACCGGCTTTGCATAGGTGACACTGCCATCTTCGTCAAAGGTTGCCTTGGCATAATGGCAGTTTTTCAGGCCAAATTTGACCTTATTGCTTTTCTTCGACATAGGTTACCTCCCAATAAAATAGCCCTGCGGCTGGCTCACACAGTCAGCTCATACAGGACTTCATACATCTTTTCGGTTTCGATCCAGACCTCGCTTTTCTCATAGTAGAGTTCATGCGCCGTCAGGACTTCTTCAATGCTTGCCTCCATATCCGGGTCTTTATAATCGGTGTACACCTCAATGTCCAGCCGGTTGAAATGGTGGTACACAAGGTTGTCCGCACCGAAGTTCTCGGCTTTCGGATACAGGAAGCAGATAAACGGTGGGTCAGGGCTCTTCCTTTCTGCAAAATGGTCATACGCATACGGAAGCCCCATCTCCTCCACCAGAGCTTTCACTTCTTCGTGGGTCATGTGTACCTCCTATTTCAGTGCCTTTTCGATGAGGGATTGGAGCAGCTCGATACCAGCCTGTTCTGCCGGAGCAATGTGGGGTCTTGCAGCCACCCGGCCACCACCACGTTTGGCATGGCCTTTTTCCAGCAAATGTGCCAACTGATAGCGGTTCTTGGAATGCACCACCATCTGAAGGCTCTGGCTGGATTCAGATTGCTTGGTCGCCACCCAGCTTTCTTTGTATGCACCCGTTCGGGACGGGGCATTAGAGGAAATCTGGTCTTTGACCGTTTTCGCAGACTTGCGGACAGCTTTCTTGACCTCGGTGGAGGCAAGGGTTGCATACTCTTTCAAGCCCTCATTGATGGCATCTGCCATCTCATCGATGCTGACGGTTCTGCTCATCCGGCTGCCTCCTTTCCAAACGGCAGTGAATCTTCAGCGTTTTCTTTTGGAAATTCATCGGGTCAATGGATTCGATATCGTAGAGCTGCTCTCGGAAGCGGATGCGGTAACCAGTAGAGGTCAGCCCTCTGGTTTCACTGCACCAACGGACCGTGAACACCACGCTTTTCTGTTCGGCTGTGACCTCACCATCTTCCTCCTGCGATTCATAGGTCGAAGCGTAGGCGAAGCAGGTGAAATATTCCTCCCATGTGTTCCGATGGTTTCCGACCTTATCGGTCACGACTGTGCTTTTTTCAATCGTGATCCGCTCATTCAGCTTTTCGATCATCAGAACACCCCCTCCCTCACAGCAAACAAAATTGAACGAAGCGTCAGCATCAGCTGGTGATGGTCGGCTTCGTCCCGGTGTTCATAGAGATACCCCAGCGCATACAAAATTGCCACACGGCAGGTGCTGCGCAGGGCTTCCAGTTCCCTTGTGGGCTGTACCCCGTTCTCGGCATCCCGGTCAGCAGCATTGACTGCCTCCCACTGGTCTTCCGAAAGGCGGCCCACATCCTTGCACATCTGCTCCGCAGAAGATAAGAGGATGCCGATCAGGGCATCTTCATCACTGCTGTCTACCCGAAGGTAGGTCTTTGCTTCGTAAAGCGGAATCAATGCCATGACCAACATCCCCCTTTCTTAGCCCTGCGGTGCCATCTGAAGCAGCTGGACGGCTTCGGGCAGGATCAGCTTACCATCGACACGCTGGGTGGTCAGGAAGCCGACCTGATCAGTACGGGCATACAGCTCGTTCAGACGACGGAAGGTGCGGTTCTGGCGATCAGCCACCCAGTAGTAGCTGTAATCGCCAAAAGCCATGACCTTGCTGCCGCCCTTGATCTCCGGCATAAATGCGGACGTCTTCAGCGGGCGGTTCAGCAGGGTATCAGGCTTGCCGATTTCCAGACCCGGCTTCCAGATATAGTTGCCATTGTTGTCCTTGATGGTCATCAGCTGCAGCACCAGGGCTTCGTTGCAGAGGAACTGTGCCTTCTTGCGGTACGGAGCTTTCAGTGCGTAGTAGAGTTTGAAGATTTCATCGAAAGACACGGCATCCTTCTGAGCAGCGGTCACACCGACCTTTGCGCCGCCAGCTTCGGCCAGCAGACCCAGAGGCTTGCCCACACCGTCACCGGTAATAAAGGCGCGCTCCTCGGCATTGCCCATGCGCACACCGAAGCGGCGAGCAATATAGGTAGCAAGGTCAAAAGCGGAATCGTTCAGCAGTTCGTTGGAAATCTTAATCATGGTGCCCAGCTTGTAAGCGGACAGCATGGTCTGACCGAAGGTGGTATCGCTCTCCGGGATCTCCTCGCCCTCATCGATCCAGCTGGCCTCACCGGTATCTTCTGCAATGGGAATCTTACGGGTGCCGGAGCTGGTGCGGATGACGGTTGCCATGCCACGGAAGATGTTGTTCTCTTCCAGTGCCTCCACCAGCTTCTTCTCGAACTCATCGGGAACAGTAAAACCGCCCTCAGAATCCTCGCCCACAGACAGGGCATTGCGAACCTCACCGTAATGACCACGGTTGCGAATCATGCACCAAAAGTTCTCGGCGTACTCGGCAGTGGCGGTCGGTTTGACATCCTTCTTCGCCCCGTTCTTCGGGTCAGCATGGACAGGGGTGGAAGTCGGTGCGGACAGCTGTGCCTCGATCTGTGCCTGCTGCTCCAGACGCTCGATCTCCGCGCCGAGGTCCTTGACCTCCTGCGCCATCTTGTTGTACTGCTCCACGGCTTCGGCCTTCACCAGACCGTTCTCGCCGCGGTTCTTCTCCAGAAAGTCCTTGGTCTGCTCCCAGAGAGTGTTGCGCTTCGTGCGCAGTTCCAAAATCTTACTCATAGTCGTTTTCCTCCATAGATTGATTTGTGGTGATATGAAAAACAGCCTGAATGCACATCACTTCATGCACTCAAGCTGCTTCATCAGGATATTGTAAGGAATACTGCCATCCTCGGTCTTCCCGTCCATATCAAGGACGGGTTTGGAGTTGGCAGGCAGTTCTGCCGGAGGGGTCTGTTCTGCGGATGGTTTCGGGTCAGCAGGCGGCTTCTCAGGCGCGGTGTGCTTCTGTCCCACAGCTTCCGGCTTCACACCCAGACGGTTCAGGACGATTAAATCCATCTGACGACTGGAGAAAAGGTGCCCTGCCGCATCCATCTGGAGCGACTGCTTTTCTCCGTCCTCGCCCGGTTTACTGTCTGGGTTTTCCTCCGAATCATCAGGATTCTCCGGGTCTGCCGGATCACTGTCCGGCTCGTCCTCTTTCTTTGCAAAGAGGATCTCGTCTGCAAAGCCCAGCTCCACTGCCTTCTTCGCATTCATCCAAGTCTCATTGCTCATGAGGTTGGCAATGCGGGCATGGGTCAGGCCGCTCTTTGCAGCGTAAGCATTGATGATGCTCTCCTTGACTTCCTCCAGCACCTCGATGGCCTTCTCCATGTCCTTGGTGTTGCCCATCGCAACGGTGCTGGGGTCATGGATCATCAGCATGGCGACAGGACTCATCTGGACAGTATCACCGGCCATTGCGACAACAGATGCCGCCGAAGCTGCAATCGCATCGATCTTGACCGTGATGCTGCCCTTGTAATCCTTAAGCATGGTATAGATCTCGGCGGCGGCGAACACATTTCCGCCCGGACTGTTGATCCAGACGGTCACATCCCCCTCGCCGGATTCCAGCTCATCCCGGAACATCTGCGGCGTGATCTCATCGCCCCAGAAAGATTCCTCATCGATGGGTCCTTCCAGCCGGAGGATTCTGGTGTCATCACTGTTTTTGATCCAGTTCCAGAATTTCTTCATCGGGTTCTCCTTCCATTTTTCCGTGGCTTACTCTCACTCAGCCGGTTATCGCTGTCAGGTTCTTCTTCCGGATCGGTCTGTGTTTCCTTGGGCTGATTCTGCTGGACTGCTGCCGCTTTATTCTGCTGCGCCACACCTGCATCTTTCAGCTTCACATAGCCGCCGTTCAGGTAGTAATCATCGCCGCCCTCCTCTGCCGGGATGAGGTCCATGTTTTCGAGCCGATGCACATCGTTCGGGGAGAGGAAGCCATTGCTGATGCCGGTGGCATAGCCGTTCATCCGACTCTGGTAGTCGCCCCGGAGTAATCCGTCCACATTAAACTTGGGAAAGTAGGTATCCTGCTCCTCTTCCAGCAGCAAATCCTTGATGATGCCCTGCTCGATACGGACAAGCCACGGAGTCAAGCTGTGCATCACGAAGTTCAGCGACTGGTATTCAATGTTGGAAAAGGTCGCTCTGGACAGGTCAGCTACCAGATGCGGAGGCACACGGAAAATGCGGCAGATCTCCGTCACCGAGAACTGCTTCGTTTCAAGGAACTGGCTGTCCTCTGGCGGCAGGGAGATTGGTTTGTAGACCATGCCCTCTTCCAGCACTGCCACACGATGCGCATTGGCCGCACCACCGTAGGCAGCTTCCCAGTTATCCCGGACACGGTTCGGGTCTTTCAGGACGCCGGGGTGTTCCAACACACCGCTGGGCTGTGCGCCATTCTTAAAAAAGGAAGAGCCGTACTTGTCCACCGCAATGGAAGTGCCGAGAGAGTTCTTCATCATGGCAATCGGTGAGAAACCGATTAGGCCATTGAAGCCCAACCCCGGCACATGAAAGATTTCATCCCGGCGAAAATAGATATCCTTGTTCTGCTCTCCCGGAACTTCATCCGTGTATGCGTGGTAGATATAGTAGAGTTCGCCGCTCTCATCACGGTCCACCTCGACATTCTCCGGCAAAAGCGGATACAGACCCAACACCGCGTTTTTACCATCCCGGACAATCTGTGCATAGGCATTGCCCCAGAGGAGCAAGTGGGTCATCAGGGTTTCCCAGAAGACAAAGGATGTCATTTCCGGGTTTGGCTGCCGATACAAAATCTTGTACAGCGGATGATCCCGTGCCTTTTCCTTGTTGCCGTTATCATCGGTCATCCGGTACAGATGCAGTGGCAGTGCCGCAATGGACTCTGCCAGCAGACGAACACAGGCATACACGGTCGGGATCTGCATGGCGGCTTTCTCGTCCACCTGCTCCCCGGCATTGGAACGGCCAAACACAAAGGTCTGCCCGGAATCGCGGACATTATCCGTGACCTGCGGCAGACCCTCTTTCGGCTGTTCTGTTTTAGGAGAATCCCTTGGATTTTCAAATCCCATCCATTCCCAGAATCCCATCAGGCATTATCTCCCTTCTCCAGCTCCGGCAGACCAGCAAGGCTGGTGCCAAGTGAAGCAACGCCGGCCACGATTGCGGCACTGCCGATTGCCACCCAGTCCACGCTTCCACCGGGAAGCTGTGTTACGACCAGGGCCGCGCCGGTCTGGAACATCGTCTTTGCAGCACGGATGCCGGCTGCCTTCCACCATTCTGCACTCATCAGATACTTCATAGCTTTTTCCTCCAAATTTTCATATCAAAAAACGATCATGTCACGTTCGTCATAAACGCTTCCCTGCTGCTGTCCTTCGTTCCGGATGCAGCGGTCCAGTGCCATGATCGCAGCGACGATACCATCAATCTTCTCCGGCGACTTTGCCTTGGTCGGCTTGATGTTGCCCGCCGGGTCGGTGTCCACGACCACATTGCCGGCCATCCATGCCATAACCGGGTTGCCACCGTGGATGATTCGTCCTTCCATCAGGAGCTTGTAAAACTCCTTGGTGGGAGGGCTCATATCTTTGAATCCCTGGCCGAAAGGAACGACCGTAAAGCCCATCCCTTCAAGGTTCTGGGTCATCTGCACCGCTCCCCATCGGTCAAAGGCGATTTCTTTAATGTGATAGGTCTTGCCCAGTTCTTCGATGACTTTTTCGATAAAGCCGTAGTGAATCACATTGCCCTCGGTCGCTATCAGGTAGCCCTGCTGATACCAGATATCATACGGAACGGATGCTCTACGCACACGCTGTGGAATCGTATCCTCCGGAATCCAGAAGAACGGAAGCATGATGTACTTTTCTTCTGGAACTCTCGGTGGAAAAATCAACACAAAAGCCGTGATGTCTCCGGTGCTGGACAAGTCCAGACCTCCATAACAGTCACGGCCTTTGAGGGCCTCCATATCGATTGGCTGGTTGCCAAGGTTGTAGATGTGTTCCGGGATAAACCGGGTCAGCGAGGACACCCACATATTCAGACGAAGCTGTTTGAATACATTCTCCTCTGCCGGATTGTCCAGAGCCTCCTGATAGGCATCCCGGACACGCTGGATCTGGATGGTCTGTCCGAGGGATGGATTTGCCTTATACCAGTTGGCTTCATCATGCCAGTCATCCTCATCGGTCAGACCGTAGACCACCGGGTAAAAGGTGTGGTCTATCTTGCGGCCGGCCAGTAGATCAAGGGCTTTCATGTGCAGTTCGTAGCAGATGCTTTCCTTGTCCGTGCCGGCCGTGGTGATCAGGAAGAACAATGGCTGTTCACGGGCATCACCGGAACCTTTGGTAAGAACATCATAGAGCTTGCGGTTGGGCTGGGCGTGAACTTCATCCAGAACGAGTCCGGACACATTCAAGCCATGCTTTGTACCAACTTCAGCAGACAGGACTTGGTAGAATCCTGCGTTGCCGTAGTTCACAATGCGCTTGGTGGCTGCCATAATCTTGCACCGCTTCAGCAGTGCCGGGGTCATCTGCACCATCTGGTGGGCAACATCGAAAACGATGGATGCCTGTTGACGGTCTGCTGCAGCACCATAGACTTCCGCAGAGGGTTCGTTGTCGGCAAAAAGCAGATACAGAGCCACCGCAGCGGCAAGTTCGGACTTGCCGTTTTTCTTTCCGATTTCGACATACGCTGTGCGGAACTGACGGTTTCCTCTTTCATCCACGATGCCAAACACATCCCGGATGATCTGCTCCTGCCAAGGAAGCAGCCAGAACCGCTTCCCGGCCCATTTGCCTTTGGTATGACGCAGGTTTTCAATGAAAGTTACCGCCCGGTCTGCTTTAGCTACATCGTAGTGACAGGTCGAGAGCATGAACCGACTGGGCTTGTAATCTTTCAGTTTCGGATAATTCTTTGGTCTTGTTTCTGCCATCAACTGCCGTCTCCTCCCAGCAAATTCTCCATCTCATCGTTTGCATCCGCCGGGCCACCATCCGAAGCAATGATCCTGCTTCGAGAGGACGGGGTCAGGCCGAACTGCTCTGCGAACTTATTCATGATTTTCAGATAAGTCTGTGCGATAGACACCTGCGGCACTTGCTGCCAGTATCCGGACGGGGTCTTGACGATGGTGCCGTGCTGAGTGATGAATTCCTCAGCCTCTTTCCACCGGGCATACGCCTGACAGTAACCGGCGAAGGCTGCCATATCCACTTCGGTCAGGATGCCGATGGCTTCCATCTGCTTGGCAAGTCTGCGCCACTCTTTTTTCGCTTCCGGCTCCAGCCACTTCGGACAGGCCGGTGCTTTCTTATTGGGCTTCGGTTCGCTGGTATTCAGCGGATGCTTGCCCGGATTGCCTTCCAGTTCTTTCATAGCGGTCGGCTTTGGTTTTCTGCCTCTGGTAGCCATTGGCTTCCCCTCCTCTCCTCAAAAATGGGTAAAAGAAAAGAACCTCCGAAGAAGTCCTTGTAATCTATATAAAACACATCGGATACGAGGCACAGCCCCTTTCGGGGCATGTGTCCTTTAGATGTTAGGCATTGAAGTTGGTTGCTTTCCAAACCTCGTACTCATCGACCAGCTCCGCTTCTTCAATAACCTGCCAGACTGCACAGAAGCGAATCCGCTGCTTCTCGATTTCCTCTGCCGACCAGCTTTCCGGCTTGCGGCTCATGTCGTGATAGGCATCCATCTCGGCTCCTGTCCTCTTGAACAGGATTTCCTTGAGCTGGATGGTGTCCACCTTATTTCGCAGGATGTACCTCCGGTCATCTGCTGCCCTGCAAAGTTTACTGATGTCATCCCAGTCGATGCTCACATCCTGCTTGAACTTGATTTCGATGCCGGTCAGTTCACGCTCAGTGGTAGCCGTCTGAATGCTGGCAAGGTAGGTCTTGGCTTTCTTCATCATGGTTTGTTTCCTCCGTGTGTTTTACTTTCTTTGGGGCTGTTCCCCTTGGTATGACTGTATATTACCGTCGCTGCCGGGATATAGCAAGCGGCTATGCTGCACGATTATCTGCGCCGGCATTTGTCGGATTTATGTGTATTTCTGACACAGCGTATTTTCACCACAACGAGCAAAAGCCCCCGTTCGGGAGCCCTGCCCATTTTTCAGTGTGCATTCTTAATGCACCACTCTATTGCGTGTCCGGCATCAGCGTAGGTTTCATCGGAAATCTTCAGAAGTTCCAGTCGGCACTCAATCTCCGAAAGCCCTTCCTTGGGGTCTTCTGCGAAACCGTACACCGCAGCCTCCACGCTGCCTTTCCAGTTCGTCTTGGCAACCAGGACTCGGTCGCCGAACTGCATGATGCTGTCGTTGCAGGGGCTAAGCCGATCGTAGTAGCTCTCGATGCTGATGCCGTTGTCGGGGAAGTTAATCAGGTGCTTTTTCATGGTAAATCCTCCGTGTTTTTGTTTTTCCGTAGGGTTTTCCCTCTCGGTGTGACTGTATATTACCGTCCTGTGCGGAGGATAGCAAGCGGCTATACTACACGATCATCTGCCCGGAATACCGGGCAGAATGTACGTCAATCCTCGTCCTCTGCATCCTGCCGGATAAACTCGCATGGTATCGTAGAAAAGTTCAGGGTCGTACTCCAGCGGTTTCCGACCGTGATCCTTATCAATTTGGATTTGGTCTTCGACCATCTCTTTGGCAGCCTCCAGCGTAAAGCTGGCTTTTTCCGCATCGTCCATATAACCATAGATCTTCGCAATAAGCTCCATCATCATATCGTCCATGTGCTTCTCCCTCCCGGCGCATTCCACGCCGCCACACCTGCCCCTCTGTGGGGCTGTGTCGGGCTGTCTGGGCTTAGCGTTTTGCCTTGCCAAGCTGGTAGGCTTCTTCCAGCGTTTTCTTGAGGCTCCAGACGGACACTTCAATGAAGTCCTCGCTGTCACATCCGTGTTCTTCGAGGTCGCCGCGGCTGTCCACCGATGCCATCAGACGCTTGGCAATCTCCAGCAGGGCTTTTTCTTCGGTCTTGGTGATGTTCTTCTTCATGGTAGTTTCCTCCGTTTTTCTTCGTTTTCCGTTTCGGTATGTGCATATTACCGTCACTTTGGCACATTATCAAGCGGCCATACTACACAAAGACGCAGCACCAGATTTGTGGTAATTATGGCAGAAGAAAAGGGCCACCGTTTCCGGCAAGCCCCGTGTATTTCTCTAGTTTAGTAGTATTCTTCCTCTTCCATCCAGCTGTCATCCTTGTCCTCTTCCTCATCGAAGAAGCTCCACATATCCTCGGTCGGCTGGCTGCGGAGGTCTGGGTTCTGCTCGATGTAGTCGGCAACTGCTCCCTCAAGGGTGTCCATCACCTTTTCGTAGGCATCCTCGCTGAAAATCTCCCAAAGGGCGACCGTCAGGTCTGCAATTTCGTGGTTGCCCTTGGCCATCAGGAATCGAGCCGGAGCGTTGCAGGTTTCCTTGCCGTATCCCTGGTTAACCATGTCGCCATCGTTGCAGAATCGGTATCCGATTCGGTTAATGGCTCTGACCAGCTCCCCTGCGAGGCTGTCTGCCTTGCCCATGTCCGGTACCAGCTCATTAAAAAGTTTGCTCAGCCGCTCTTCATTCTTCGTCATTGTCGTGTCCTCCATTTTACGTTGTTCTGTGGTTTTCCCTTTCGGTGACTGTATATTACCGTCACCTTGGCACACTATCAAGCGGCTATACTACACGATTATTCAGCCCCGTAATCGTCATATTTATGTGCTTTTTATGCCATCTTTCGGAAGACAGACACGAGCAAAAGGCTGGTCGGTTCCAGCCCCTTGCGCCTGTCGGTCTTGTTCTTATCGGATGATTTCGAGGTAGCTGATGTTTCCGCAGAAGTCGGTGGCTTTCAGCCGCACTCGCTTCTCATTTTCCCGGTCGAGGGTAAACTTCCGCAGGAGCTTCATCTTCTGGATGCGGTTCAGCAAATCCTCGCCGTTTTTCGCATCCTCAACGGCGTCCCTAATTTCCACCACCGAACTGTCGGTGCCATACCAAAGGTTGCTGAGTGCCTCCGGGATTCCGTTGTCCAGATAAAGATTGATTTTCGTGTAAGTCATATTCGTGTTCCCCTTTCGTTTTGGTAGCTGTATGTTACCGTCTTATGCGGATCATAGCAAGCGGCTAATGTACACGATCATTCAGCCGGATATTCGGGCAGATGTGTTAATCTCCCACCCCATAAAATTCCTCGATATGCTGCCTGCCATCCGGCTCGGTCACCACAGACGGGTACCGCACCTTGCTGCCGTGGCCGGTCAGAAGCTCTGCGGCGAAATCTGCCAGCTGTCCAAGTATCTCCATATTCCATTCGAGGTTCTCATCCTCTGCCATGATCTTGCAAAAATCATAGGCAGCGTTGTAGACTTCATCGTTCCGGGCAGTCTGCTCATCTGAAAGTTTCAAGTCCTCTGTTGATTCCGCCTCCGCAGCCTTCGGCAGTTCTGCCCAACGGCCCTCATAGGTTTCGCCGGTCATATACCCTTTGGCATCATACTCGTTGACGCGCACCCATTGATTTTTCTGGAATACACGCGCGGTGATTCCGTCCTTGCAGATGCTGAGCATTACTTTCTCCCCGTTTTCATTTTCACCCCACAGGGCATCCGGGTAATTTCCGAACTCCTGCACCATCTGGCAGCGGGATGCCACATTGTCAAAATCTGCCGCCAGCGCATTTAAGCGGGTCTTGTTCCATTTCTTTTCCATGTTCATATCCTCCTCAAAAATTCAGGGTTTCCAAAATTTCATCTGCACCGGTTTTCCTGTCATGGCGGGTCAGCTGGATGCGGCTGTAGAACTCTGCACAGTCTGGATCATCAAAAATCCGGAGGAGTTCTCTTGCATAAGCCTCATCCGTGAACTGCTGCGCCCCATCGAGCTGGCCATCCAGCCGCGTAAAGGCAATTTCGTAGGTATACCGTTCCATGTTCATTTCTCCTTTCCGGTTCGGTGTGCCTATATTACCGTCAGAGCCGGATAATAGCAAGGCCATAAAACCTCATATTATCGACAAGGATTCAATGCCATGTTTGGTACATATATGCCTCCGAATTTGCTTGCTATATATGTGTTTCTGCGGCATTATACACACAACGAAAGCAAAGAAAAACAAACGAAAACGGAGGATACAGACCATGAAAAAGACCATTACCGAAATTGAAAGCATCATCGAGGAACGCATCGCAGAGCTTGAAGAAGAATATGAGCTGGACATTTACGACCGCAACGACATCCGAGAAGAAGAATACAGAAAAGGCGGCTGGAAGCACGACCCTTTCCCAGAGGAGCTTGAGGAAGAAGAAACCGAGGAAGAATGTCACTACCGCAGCATGGAGGAACAGCTCAACGAAGTCGGCATGAGCATGAGGGATTTCTTCTAAAGAAATTTTCCAAAGGGACTCCCCAGCATGAGCTGGGGCTGTTCCTCGTATCCTTCGCTTTCGTTGGTTCGGATACACAAAACCACTGTCAGATGTTTGTGTACATTATGGCAGCGGTTCTGCTTGCTATTGTTGCTATCCAGAGTTAAGATACAGTAAACTGGAAGAGGGATCTCGTTATTTCGAGGCCCCATTTCAGCTCAAACCAAACCCTCCCGGATTTCCGAGAGGGCTATTTTTCTTATTCTGGCTTTGTTCCGTCATCCATCCGGATGATGCTCATCTGACCGAACATACTGACGAATGCTTCCGGCCCCCAGAAGCGTTCCGTATATTTTCGGATGAGGTTTTCCGGCAATTCTGTGAAGTTCTCCTCCCCCAGTCCGCAAAGGAAGAAGTTTCCCTTGATGGGCTGCTCCAGTTCTGGGATGTATCTGCTGAATGACTTCTCGGTGAATCCTCCATTGTCATCCGTCACCAATGCAACCCGGTCTGCCCAAGGGTAGGCTGCCGTAATGCAGTCACATTCGAGGATGCGGTAAAATTCATCCAGAGAATCCTCAATATCCACCACCTGCGGATGTTCCATCGGCTTAATCAAAAGCACTTTCATTCGACCCACCCCGCTTTCACAATTGCCCAGTCTGCCAGCAGACTCTTGTTTCCAGCGAAATCTTCCATCGCTTCGATGTTTCCACAGCGGTTACAAACTTGGATGTCTGCCCTCCTGCTGAGTGCCTGCTGCTGATGATCGTAACAGTCCGGCTTTGCTCCGCACCTAGGGCAGCGTGGGCCGGTCTGTCGCGTTTTACCGAGGTGGTCGAGGGATTCCTTGATTTCTCCCTCCGAAGCCACACGGTGGCAACTGTCCGCGCCGTAGGCAACATTCAAGCTGCCGCCGCTGTCCCGCGACACCATAATGCTTCCGGCATCATCGACTCCCATGCAGGTTCCCTGCGTTCCGATTTTCGGAGCCTGTTTGTCATCCATCTCATCGAGGACAATGCGGCATCCCACCGGGTATTCTGCCCGGAGGCGTTCAACTGTCTTTCTATCAGGGCAACTCATCTCTGTCCCTCCTTGCTCATCTGCCGACCGGCCTCTCCGCTCCTACATTTCTTCAGCGCATCTTCGAGGATATGCATTGGGAAGTGGAATGCCTTGTAGCCGTCTTTCAGGATTTTGTAGTAATACGGACTCGGCGCACAGCACCCGAAGTCTTTCTCTATGATGTAAGTCATCGCAGTCACAATTTCCGGTTCTGCACCCTCACGAAGCAGTTCAATGCTCAAGTATTCCTTGCGGAAGTTGTGCGGAAAGCCCTCGTAGGCATCGAGACACCTCTCATCCCTCTCCGAAATTTTCCACACCAGAGCCGGTGTGTTTTTCTTCGGATTCGGTGCGATGGTTGCGCACCCCCGGAATAAAAGCTCCCAGCCCACAAGCACCGCTTGCCCCACGATCTGTGCCCCCGGACACCTCTGCATCATCTGTCCTACAGACAGGCTATTGCCGTAAGCGATGTAGTATTTCTTTCTTTTCATCTTATTTTTCATAAAATTTCGCACTCCTTTCTTTTCCGCTCTTGTCTGGCGGCACTGTATATATGCCGCTGTTTCTCGCATTTATCAAGGCCATAAAAGAACATATATTCGACAAATATGAGGGTGAAAGATCGTGTACATTTCTGCGGTTTATCCGCTTGATAATGTACATTTATCGAGTTAATATCGGTACAATGGAAGAGGGTCTCGCATATTTTCCGGCCCCCATTGGGGCTTGGGAGCTTACGCTCCCGCCTCCAGCATCTGCGCCGTGTCTGCCCCCACAGTCGGGCTGTGTCGGCTGGGTTGCATCCTGCTCGACCGTTTCCCCAGCGGAGGAACCGCCCTCCTGTACCGCCTGTTTCGCGGCTTTCAGGGCATCCCGCTTTGCCTTTTCCCTTGCAAGGAACTTCTGTGCTTCCTCATCCGTGCGGAAAGCCGCATGACCGGAAAGTCTCTCCATGAGATTCTTACGGGTCTCCTTGAAGTCCGGACCGTTCATGCCCAGCCGCAGGAGCCAAGTGCGGAGTGCGTACTTCTCATTCTCATCATTGACAGCCTTTGCCTGGATGCGCTTCTGGCTGATGGCCTGCTGGTTCATCAGGACGGCCAGCTGTGCGAAAGCCGTCAGGTGATCGTGGTCCGGTGCAGTCGGGAAGCCGGTAAAGGTGACCTTTTCGGTGGTAATTCTCAGACCTTCCAGTGCCACACCATGCTCGGCTTCATAATTGCTGACCGCATTGATGAAGTTCATAATGGCAAAGGTGCAGCTGTCATCCTTCAGCTTTTCGACCAGCCCTTCATCCACATGGAAGTGTCCGCCAGTCGCTTTTCCGATGAGCTTACCGCGGCTGTAGAGAAGGTTGACCAGGTTGCGGAGAGTCACGCCGTTGTGCTGGCTGACCGGGAAGGAAAGCTCCAAATCCAGAGGAACTTCATCCGTCTGATCTTCTGCTTCCTGCGGTTCTTCATTCTCCGGCTCTTCTTCCGGCGCATCCTCTGCTGTACCATCCGCTGCCATATCATCCGATTCCCGTGCTTCCCCGGCTTCGGTTTCCGAAGACTCCTCCGGTTCTGTGGTATCCACATCATCGGCTTCCTGCTCATCCAGAATCTCCTGCTCTGCATCGGTCTGCTGTTCTGCTTCTTCGGCTTCCACTTCCTCTGCTTCCGCTTCGGTCACAGGCTCCTCATCCACAGTCAGCTCTGTGTTCTCCGGCTGGTTCTGTGCATCCGCATCCTCGATGCTCTCACCGCCGCGGATCAAACCCTCATTCAGCAGGGTCGTCAGCAGTTCGGCATCCGCATTCTCCGGTTCGACCAGCAGGTTGCCATCCCGGTCGATGGTGTAGTTGCCGATGTCGTAGGAGTACAGCGGTGCTTTGGTGTAGTAAGGGTGGATGCCCGTCAGGTCCTCCATGCGTTTTGCGAGGGTCTTGCGCTCGGCTACGTTCAGTTCAAATTTCAACATAATTCATCGCTCCTTTTGCTTGTTCTTTTGTTTTTGTGCATCCCGATGTTCTTTTCGGTCGCACATATATCGCTCTAAACCGAGCAAATAGCAAGGCCATTTTCCGATATTCTTCATGTTCGACCATTTACACAATGGACTGCAAAACCTGTTGTGTAAATGGAACCAATATGTAAGCCCACCATATCATCGGGTAGTTGTCCTACCTAGTAATATAGCGGGCCAGTTTATTCTTCCAGTCCTGCGCACCATGCGATGCCGGCCAGAACAAAAAATGCGTTTGCCAAGCAAATGCCGTTGCCCCAGATACGGTATTCCGCCGAATCCGTATAAGGGTCAGTGAGCCATTTACGGATCTGCTTCTCCGTCTTCGGCTTTTTCGCGTGTGTCACGATCTTACGGTGCGTTTCAAACACATCTGCCCAGAATGCAAGCTCCTCCTCAGTCGGATTTTCCGTTCCAAGGTTTCTGCACCACCAGTCTGGGAAGCCTTGCAGTCTGGCACACTCTGTCGGTGTCAGGCGGCGGACGGTGTAGGTCACAGGTGCAGGCTGTACTTCCGGGTTGTCAATGACCAGCCGGTCATTAAAAGCGTCCTGCCCGTTAAAACCGCTTGGATGTGCTCCGGTTGCCACCGTTCCCATAACACCCTCGTTCAGATGCGGCACCGGTGCGATGGTGGCCGGGTCTTTGTAATCCCTTGCCATCAGGGTCGGAGATACATTTTCCTCTATTCTCATAAAAGAGCCGGTGGTCATGGCATACACATCTTCCGGTGTGCAGACTGCGTGTCGGTCTGTCGCATCCAAGGTAAAGCATACATCCTCATTGACGCCATCTCCCTGCGGACCATTCTCGTCCTTGCGGCCGATCATGTTGCCCTGCAGGACGAAGGTCTGCATCTGGTCGCTCCGGGTTGCCATAAGCGCACCGGACTTACCATGCAGGTCGATCAGCTCATTGCGCTGGTTTACATGGAAAGCCGTCACATCTTCCGGCTGTGCCACAAAGGTCTGCTGCTTCATCCCCGGCTCTGCTGCTAGTGCCGCTGACTTATCCCCTAGATTCCGGACTTCATCCCGCTGGTTCTGGGTAAAGGCAACAGCCGGTGCGCCACCGTGGGTACAGGCAAGGGGTGGTGCCACCCGTTCATCCACTGTGCAGTTCGACTTACCACCGCCCTGATCCACGCAGACAACAGGTTCACAGATACACAGCCCACCTTGATTGCACGTCGGGTCACCGCCGCTGCGGTCCAGCGTCCGGGAAGTTTCGGCTTCATAGAATCCACTGTGCGGATTGTCGGACATCATGGAATGGCTGGCTTTCGAGCAGACACCATAGCACTTGGGAACGAATAGCGTCTGGTCATTGTTACAGCCAAGAGTAGCAGACTTTTCTTCCTGCCAGATGGCTCCCTTGCCGCCGCCCTCACACCCAGAACGGATCTTCAATGTGACTGCCGGGGAGTTCTCAACTGTATCCATGACCATTGGGACATTGCCGCCTCCTGTCCCACACCGACTTGTCAGTGTCTGCACCTTGCCATCCTCGGAAATCTTCACTCGGCTATCCGCTGGATGATTTTCCAATGCGATGGCGGCAGGCACGACCCTAGCCCGGAGGGTTGGCGACCGTTCTTCCTCATACCCGATGCTTCTGGCATTTGCCGAATGCTCGGTACAGAAGCCGGCTGCTTCCAGAACACAAGGCTGATGCCCATGCTCCTGCGTCCGGAGGGTCCCGGTCACATCTTCGGAAACATCCATCTGTGTGCCGCCCTGGTCGTTCAGGACCACCACACTATTTCGGCCTGTAGACATCCCGCAGTTTTCACCGATGGTCGAGGATACATTTCCTGTCAGGCATCCGTTGTATCCGTCGAATCCACAGCAGCCTGCCTCTCCAATGCTGCCTTCAGCACCGGCGGCAGCTCTTTGCCACGCACGGAAGCCCTCCGCAGAATACCGAGACATGCCTTCGGACTCAAATAGTACCTTTGGGGCACTCTGGTCTGCAAAATCTGCGACAAGGTAGATGCGTTTTCTTCTTTGGGGAACGCCCCACCATTGTGCATCAAGAACTCGATACGCGACGCTCCATCCGTCTCCCACATAGTAATCGGCGTCGGGCCATCCTTTCTTCTCAGGCGCAGGCACCGTGGCGGCCGGTTCTTTAACACCGATGACGGCTTCGAGGACTGCTTTGAAGTCCTGTCCTTTGTTTGAGGAGAAGGCCCCTGGCACATTCTCCCAGACGATAAATCTTGGTTTTTCTCCATTGGTCTTACACCTCATTTCCTTCACGATTCGGATTGCTTCGTAAAACAGGCTGGACCGTGAACCATCCAGACCGTCCCTCTTACCGGCGATGGACATATCCTGACAGGGTGAACCAAAAGTGATGATGTCCACGGGCGGCAGGTCTGCACCGCTGATAGCAGACACATCACCGTAATGCTTCACCCACGGCAGACGCTTGGTCGTGACCCGGATGGCAAACGGCTCGATTTCACTGCTCCACAGCGAAGTGATCTGCCCGGTCAAAAGACCGCCCAAAGGAAAACCCCCGGAGCCATCGAAGAGGCTGCCGAGGGTCAAAGGCTTATTCTGTTCTGTGTTCATCCGCCATCCTCCTCTCCGAGCATCTGCTCCTTGGCTTTCTGGTAAAAATCTCTGGATACTTCAAATCCATAGCTGTTGCGCCCCAGCTCTCGTGCTGCACGAAGGGTCGAGCCGCTACCAGCGCACGGGTCAATGACCACATCGCCGGGGTCAGTGAAAGTCTCGATCAGGCGCTTCATCACGGAGATTGGTTTCTGGGAGGGATGGATCTTCGGATACTCCTTCCCATCTCTCTTCCAGTCAAACCAGTTGAAGATCATGTGGGACTTACCGTCCTCACCGAGATTGCGGAACTTCGGGAGCTTGCCCCGGTACAGCACCAGCGCGTACTCCGTTGCGCCCACGATCTTCATATTGGCTTTGAGCACCTGCGGACTGTAGTTCTTGCAGAACACCAGAGGGATATAATTCTTGAAGCCGTATTTCTCGGCTTCGGTGATTACTTTCGGGATCTGCTGGAACGCACAGAACACGATCATGCACGGCGCATCTTTTTCACCCGTGCCGGGTTCTTTCTTCAGCAGGCGGTTGCAGAAGTGGAAATACTCTGCGATATTGAAAGTGAAGTCGGTATTGAACGCTGCCTTCCTCGCCTTACTGCTCTCCCCATTTTTGTTGTCGCCATCTACATACCAGTCCGGCCGGCTGGCGTAGAAATCCGTACCGATGTTGTACGGAATGTCTGCAATCACCAGCTGCGCCTTGGGGATGTTGTAGGACTTGAAGTTCTGGAAGTTGTCATGGATGAGAACGCATTTCACATCAGGCATCGGCGTCCTCGCTTTCCGGCTCAAAGGTTGCTACTTCCTCGAACTTCAGCTTCTGACCATCCCGGATAACATACACATCATCGTAGTGACCCTCGCTGTGTTCGATGTACCGCTTCACGATAACATCCACGAACTTCGGGTCCAGCTCAATACCCCGGCACACACGGTCGGTTTTCTCACAGGCAATCAGCGTCGAGCCGCTGCCGAGGAACGGGTCGAGAACGATGCCGTTGGTCATGGTCGAGTTGCGGATGGGATAACTCATCAGGCCGATGGGCTTCATGGTCGGATGGTTCTTGTTGGACTTCGGCCGGTCATACTCCCAAATAGTCGTCTGCTTCCGGTCGGAATACCACTGGTGCTTGCCCTTCTGTTTCCAACCGTAGAGGCACGGCTCGTGCTGCCACTGGTAAGGACTGCGGCCCAGCACCAGAGCATTCTTCTTCCAGATACAGCACCCGGACAGGTAGAACCCTGCATCCTTGAATGCCTTTCGGAAGTTCAGCCCCTCGGTGTCTGCATGGAAAATGTAGATAGAGCCGTCATCGGCCAGATGCTCGTGCATCTGCTGAAACGCTGCCAGCAGGAACTGGTAGAATTCCGAATCGCCCATGTTGTCGTTCAGGATCTTGCCGGCCGTTTCTTCCACGTCTACATTGTAAGGCGGGTCCGAAAGCACAAGGTTGGCTTTGGTGCCATCCATCAAGGTGTCGTAGCATTCTGCTTTGGTGGAATCGCCGCACAGAACGCTGTGCTTTCCCAGATGCCAGAGGTCGCCCTCTTTGGAGAAGCATGGCTGCTTTAGCTCGGATTCCACATCGAAGTCATCTTCCTTGACTTCTTTGCTGTGTACCTTGTTGAACAGCGTCTCGATCTCAGGCGGGTCAAAGCCCGTCTTGCCAAGGTCGAAGTTGGAATCTTCGATATCTTTCAACAGGTCAGCCAGCAGGGAATCATCCCATGCACCCGTGATCTTATTGAGCGCAATGTTCAGGGCTTTCTCTCTGGTCTTGTCGATGTCCACCACCGCACAAGGCACTTCAGTGTAGCCCAGCTCCATCGCAACGGTCAGACGCTGGTGGCCGCCGATGATCGTCATATCGGCATTGACCACCAGCGGATCAGCGAACCCGAACTCCGTAATGGAGTTCTTGATTTTTTCGTACTCCTTGTCCCCCGGCTTCAGCTTTTTCCGGGGATTGTATGCGGCCGGCTTGAGTACGGAAACCGGCAGCATTTTCAGTTCAGCGGTTGCTTTCATGTAAGCTCCTCCTCGTTCAGATTCACACGCGCATGACCCCGGAGAATGGCACGAAAAAAGAGCCGAACAAAAAGCCCGACTCCATCTCATCGCCATCCTCCTGCGGCTGTTCGGTCATCTCGCACCATTCCGGGTTTTCCCCGTTTACAGATGCCAGCACCTTATCTTCCGCATCGTCAATCGCATGTACACAGATACCCCCGGTGTTGAACATCGGAAACACACCGATCATCTTACTCATCCTCATCCACTCCCTTCATCCCGTATCGATAATCCCAGTAACAATTCAGACTGCAAAACTTCCGCTGCCGTTTTCCTTCATCTACGGCATGGAACTCCCTTCCACAGTTTTTACAGACCGCGATCCGAAAAGACTTATGCTGCCTGTAATATTCCTTCCGGCAATCAGGAGAACAGAACCGTCTCCGACCACTGTTCCCTCTCTGCACGAGAATGCGTCCACAAACCGGACAGTGCCGTTCCCCCGACCCATCCGGTGGCTGTAACTGGCAGCTCCCCGTTTCCGGCAGACCCAGTTCCCGGCAGTAATCCGTGACCTGTTCCAAAGAAAGCCCGGTGTTTTCTGCGATCTCCACACATTCAACCCCGGCAAGCCGCTGGCTTCGGACTTCTTCTCTCTCCGGGCGGTACTCATAGCCCTCAAACACACAGTCCAGCCGGACACCGTTCTTTACCACATCACGTTCTATGTTCAATGGTTCTTCCATTTGCATCGCCCTCCTTCCATCGTCCTTTGTTTGCACAGGCACGGCTGCAATATTTCCGTTCCAGACCATACTGGTGCCGGCAGGAAAACTCCCTGCCGCACACCGGGCAGATCTTCGACCGCACGGTCTTCCAGTTCTCTGGTTTCGGGTGGGTGTTGTTCCACCGTGACCGGCATTCCGGTGAGCAGAACTTCCGTGGTCTGCCTTTATGGTTTGGTACGATTGCCGTACCGCACTGAGGGCAGAAGGAAAAAGCCATGTCCCTGATCATCTCAGCCGTGTAATCTTCCATCTGCCCTCACCTCACTTTCATTTTTCGCCGTTTCTTCGGCGGTTTCTTGGAAAAGTTTCATAATTCATATGAAAAGCGGCGAAGTGGAAATCGGCACCGCCCCGCCAGGTCGGATTGTTGTTGCGGCGGCCGATTCGCACTCGCCCCTGCTCCTCCCGGAACAAGCTAAAATGTGTGAAAGCTCCCTGTTTACGAGAGTTTTCACACACTTTGGTTCATTTCGGGGAAAAAGGAAGGCACCTGAACCGAAGCTCCGATGCCTGTGCATTTTCCTGTTTCATTTTGCGCCGTTAATCCTCTGACCCCCGGCCTACTAATTTTGCGATTTTTCACACGAAAGCCATCGCCGGTCTCCGTGTGACTTCACCATAGAGAAGCGACCCCGGCCCCCGGTGGGCCCTGTCAGTAGGTGTAGGTCGGGTTGATGTCCTCGGTCAGTGTCTTGCGGTCATGACACTCTTTGCAGAGAGCCTGCCAGTTGCTCCGATCCCAGAACAATTTCTGGTCACCACGGTGTGGTTTGATGTGATCCACCACCGTTGCCCGGACGTACTTTCCTCGCTTGGCACACTCCACACACAGCGGATGAGCTTCGAGATACGATTTTCTCGCTTTCTGCCACCGCCTGTTATAACCTCGCCTGGCGGCGGGTCTTGTTGCTTCCGGATGGAGAGGCAGATGCTTCTCACAGTAGAGCCGGTCGGCTTCCACCAGTTCTGGGCAACCGGGATGGTGGCACGGTGTCTTTGGTCTGTACGGCATGGGTCAGTCCTCCCACGGAAGACCAGCCTTGCCGAAGTGACCGTAGGCACTGACCTTGTTGTGGTCCACGTCCAGCAATCCCAGCCGCTTGATGATACCCTGCGGAGTCAGGTCGTAGCTGTCTTTGACATAAGCCTGAATGAACTCCAAGTCCTCACGCTCCGTGCCGAAGCACTCGACCGACACACCCACCGGCTGAACCACACCAATGGCGTAGGCCAGCTGGACTTCGCACTTGTCAGCGTAGCCAGCCTGCACAATGTTCTTGGCAATCTTCCGTGCCATGTATGCTGCGGAGCGGTCCACCTTGGTGGGGTCTTTACCGCTCAGAGCACCACCGCCCATGCGACCGATGCCGCCATAGGTGTCACACGCCAACTTCCGGCCGGTCACACCGCAGTCTGCGTAGCTACCACCCAGCACGAAACGGCCGGTCGGATTCACAAGCTTCGTGAAGTCACCGTTCAGACCATACTCGCAGGCGGCCAGCACCATCATAGATTCGATGATGTGGCGGAAGTCGCTGACCTCCACATCCGGGCTATGCTGCACGGAGCAGAGAAATGTGGTAATGCGACCAGTGTCGTAATCATAGCTGACCTGTGCCTTGGCATCTGCACGGAACATCTTAGTTGGATGATTCTTCAGCAGTTGCAGGAACTTGGTTGCTACCATGTATGGAATCGGCATCTGCTCTGCCGTTTCGTTTGTAGCGTAACCGTACATGATTCCCTGGTCACCGGCACCACCCTTATCCACGCCGAGTGCGATGTCCGGCGACTGTTTGTCCACCAAAACGCCGATGCGAATTCGGTCGCTAAAGTCGAAGCCCATCTTCTCCGCACCAATGTGAGTAATCACATTGTGTACGAGCTGATGGTAGTTCGGCTGATAGTCAGTCGTCATCTCGCCAGCAATAAAGAGCTGGTTCTTCTTCAGCAGGCATTCGATTGCGACACGCGCATTCTTGTCGTGCTTCAGAACATCCGTCACGATGGCGTCTGCAATCTGGTCACAGATTTTATCGGGATGGCCGTTGCTGACCTGTTCACAGGTAATGATCTTGCTCATGGTTCTTGCCCTCCATCTCTTTCCAGCCATTTTCTTTATTGCCACAGTTCTTACAAGTGTAGTAAAGCGTGGAATTGTCGCACTCCTCCATGTGAGGTTGAAGGCGTTTCCCGCACTTGGGACAGTGTCGAATCGGGACGACCGTAGCTCTCAAATCGAAGCCACTCCAATTGGACAACTCATACGGATAAACTACGCGCTTACCCTCTTCCTCCGCTTCTGCCAGACAATAGCAGTTCGGTGTGTCTACACAATCACGCATCACGACATTGTCCTCGTCATCGGTATCCACACACATAACTGTCATGCCATCGGGCAAAGGAATGAGCCGCATCAGCTGGATGTCCTCATATCCGTCTGTATCTGTTCCCAAGAAGTCCTGATTACCGTTTTTCATTGTATATGTCCTCCAGACCAAGTTGTACTTTTACCGCCGTTTCGATATCTGCGACCATTTTTGCATCCTCGCAGGCACACAGCTTTCGCCGCAGCCTCCACTTTGGAATGGCGGTGATCTGTTCTGCCAACACCACAGAGTCCTCATCCAGCAGGTCACTGATGATGCAATGGGTCGGCATATACATCTTCTTTATCTGGCTCGTCATCGGAAGTACCGTCACAACATCCGAGCATCGATTCGCCACATCATTGCTGATAACCAGCACAGGACGGTCACCTTCCTGCACGGAAGTACCGGTGTTCTCTCTCAGGTGTGCGTACCAGATATCCATCCTTTTGGGAGGCTGGATATTCGTCACCGAAGGCAGCGGTTTTCTGTAGATTCGCATCGGCTTATTCTTCCTGCTCATCTCTCGCCCTTTCTGCGGATTCTTTCCACGGCATCTTACCACCGTAGTATCTCTCCGCATAGGCTTTCTGCTCATATGCAGGAAGGCGGTTCATGCGCTCATCATGCTTACGGATAGACTCTTCATGCTGTTCTCTGGTCTTTCGGAACGGGCACGGAGTCTCCGGAGTGTGAGAACATACAGGGTTTGCAAGTGCCCTGCAAAGATGGAGATTTCCAACAAAGGCACATCCTTTACTGTTCTCCTCGCTGACTGCCTTCTGCTTTGCGGTCAGCTTGCGTTCTGCTTGACGAAAATCCATAATCAAATCATCCTTTCCGGGGTTTCCCCACATCGTTTATGTATAAAAAGATGCCATGTGGCTTCATAGAACCGCACAGCACCCTTTTATCACCAAAAGCAGTCACCCAGCGGAGCAAGTCAGCACCAGGCAACCGCAGCAAAAGTAAACAGGCATAAAAAAAGACCGACCGGGTGTTACGCCGGTTGGCCTATCTTTCAGGATCATCGCCTGTTCTTCCTGTTCACTTTTGCATTATAAGTATAACACAGCATTTCGTTTCTGTCCAGTGCCAAAATGGTACAATTTTGTTTCTGTTCAGATTTGTTTTTGATTTTTCATACGCAATATCAAATTCATCTGTTCAAAGTTGCTCGAATATTGAGCAACAACTAATTATTGGGCAACACTCTTGTCACCCCAGCATGATGCGGAGCTTATTGTTTTCCCGTTCTTCAAGAACCCCAGCCATATAAACGATGGCTTTGTCCTTGATTCGGCTGATTGTAGTATGTGACCGGACATGGAGAGCATCTGCGATGGCATCCCAGCCCTGGTCTTCGATCCAGAGCATTCTTGCCACGAGCGATGTTTTCTCATCCATGCCGGATATCGTAGTACTGATGAAATCAACTACGCTTTTCTTTTCGAGATACCGACTTTCAAGCATCGAGAGCTGTTCTTTGTAATACGCCGGCTCATCATTCAACTCTGCCATCAGCCTGTCGTACTCTTTTTCATAGTTGAGAGCGATTCGTGCTGTCGGGTCAGAGATGTTACTGCTCTTCACTCGCTCACAGTCGGTACTGACTCCGGGGTGGCACATCATTTCGATGACTTCTGTTTTCGACAACGACCGGTGCGGAAGACTACCCTTTTCGCCCCTTGCCTTCAAGTCCTCCAACTGATGCTTTGCCGTGCGCATCTCAAACTCCACCTTGCGATAGTTTTCCAGAAGCGTTCTGGCAGCAGCTACAAAATAGCTGTTACAGGCTGCGCGTGTTTCATCGCTCAATTCAAGGGTGATCATTTCGCCATTTGCAGTTTCAAACTCCATCTGATTTCTTGACATATCTTTGTCCTCCCCTATTGGTTTATATTGTCAGTATTCAGTTATCAACTATCTGCCGGACGCTGTTTTGCTCACCCGTAAAGGCGTGCTTTGACGGCTCCAATCAGGTCATCCTGCCGGATTTCCTTCCTGTCGAGAGCTTTCATAACATCTTCATCTACGGTATCTTTCATCAGGATGTGGTGGATCGTTACAACGCTTTTCTGGCCCTGCCGCCACAGACGAGCATTCGTCTGCTGGTAAAGTTCCAGCGACCATGTAACCCCGAACCAAATCAGGATGTGCCCGCCAGACTGGATATTCAGTCCATGCCCTGCGGAAGCCGGGTGAATCAGAGCAACTGAGATTTTCCCATCACACCAGTTCTCCATATCCTTGCTGCTTTTGAGTTCCCTCACCGGAGTATGCTTCTTTTTGAAATACTCAATGATTCGATCCTTATCGTGCTTGAACCAATATGCTACCAGAACGCTCTGCCCATTAGCCGATTCGATTAGTTCGTCCAAGGCTTCCAGTTTTTTGTTGTGGATCTCACGAACCGTGCCGTTCTCATCGTAGACAGCTCCGTTCGCCATCTGGTGGAGCTTCCCGGACAATGCTCCTGCGTTTGCTGCTTCCACATCTCCGTCTACCATTGGCAAAATCAGGTCTGCTTTCATCTGGTCATAGAGTTTGCGTTCTCGTTCATCCATCTGGATCTCGACCTTGTTGTAAATGCACTCTGGCATATCAAGGTAATCCAGAGCCTTCATGGAGATGCAAATATCTGAGATTCGGTCGTATATCAGTTTATCTGCGCCCTTCCGCAGCTCGTAACTGAATACAACACCCGTATTGGGATTCATGCTTCCGGGTCGGAAGTACGCATAACGGTAATCCGTAATGAACCGTCCCAGCCGTTGTCCCATGTCCAAGATTCCAATTTCTGCCCACAGATCCATGAGACCATTCGGGCTGGGTGTACCGGTAAGCCCTACCACTCGTTTGAACTTCGGGCGAATCGACTTGAGCTTTTTCCACCGGGCGCTTTTGTTATTCTTAAACGAGGACAGTTCATCAATCACGAGCATATCAAAGTCCCATTCGAGCTGATGCTCCTCATAGTACTTCACCAGCCACGGAATGTTTTCACGGTTGATGGTGTAGATGATGGATTTCCGCTCCAAGGCTTTGATTCGCTGCTTCTCCGTTCCGACCATGACGGACACCGTCAAATACTGAAGGTGCTCCCACTTGATCACTTCTGCCGGCCAAGTGTCCCGTGCGACCCGGAGCGGAGCTACGATCAAGACCTTCTGAATGAGGAACTGCTCCAGTACCAGCTCTTCGATTGCCGTCAAAGTGATAACCGACTTACCGAGTCCCATGTCCAGAAGCAATATTGCAACAGGATGCGTCAGGAGAAAACTCGATGCAAACCTCTGATACTCATGAAGCTGTTCTTTTTTCAACTTCTCACTTTCCATTTCTTACCCTCCATCAGTGGAGTTCTTTATAGCGGGGATATTATCGAAATCCGAAAAAGGATCTCCGTACTTTGCCACAACTGCATCGTACTCCCTGAACTCCACATCACCCATCTGCTTCACCACATCTTCCACTGCTCTCAGGATCGGGATTTTCGCTCCAACACCCTCTGTGCTGTCTCCGGGGCGGTATTCTCGAATCGCATCAATGACCGGACGAATCTGTTCAAAGCGATCTACACAGTAGACTGGAAATCCGAGTTCTTCAAGCTGTATCTTCCGCTTCACTTGCAACGGGCGCATCATCTTGCCCGGAGCTTTCAGCTCACAAAAACCGACGTGACCTCCAGGAAGAAGCACAAGACGATCCGGCACACCGTTCATCGTCTGGGAAGAAAACTTTAACGCCAGACCTCCCTGCTTCTTCACTTCATCACGGAAAGCCTGTTCAACCACATACTCTCTCACCGTCCTCGCCTAATCCTTTCCCTATCCTTCTCAGCCCTTCCGCTTTGCGTGTTTCTCAATGTTGCTCTTCGCGCGCGCGTATATGGGCGAATCGCGTGTTTTACCTGTTTTCTGTATGTCTATCTGTCTATTTTTATATAAATACATAGATAGTAATTATTAAGCAACAGAGCAACAACAGTACAGAAAACACAGTAAAATCAACAACCTTTTGGCGTTGCCGAGAACTGTTGCCCTCGTGTTGTGTTGCTGGACTGTTAAGCAACACCTTTGTTGACACTCGGCACTTTTTCTCGAAAATTACCGATTTTGTTGCCTGTTGCTCGCCCCTCATTTCTGAGCAACGGCAACAGCAACAACCCAAAACAGAGTTATTTTCCGCTCTACATTCCCATCTTCTCCTTTCCTTCACCCGTAACCCAATCAACAAGAGTTGCCCTAGAGCGTCCCTCTGCTCTCCTGCAACACCTGTCAAGTCGGTTCGCTGTGACAGCCCATGACGTTCTCTCATTCTTCGTCACCTGCATCACGGACATAGACATTCACGATACCGTAGCCCTTGACGCGCTGTTTTTTGGGGCTTCGCTTCCAACCCTCGATGCGCTCCATCATGGCGATAATCGAATTGGAATCCTGACGCCCGATAGAGCCGCGATCCCGTCCGAAGCATTCACACCAGATTTCCTGATTGCATACGACAGTACGCTTCACCGTTCCCGGCAGCGTGGATACACCATCGTTGCTAAATTCGGTTCCTTGGATATAGTCCCGGCGTTGGAACAGAGTAAGGCTGTCCCAGTTTGCAGGGAGCAGCTTGTCCAGATACTCACGCACCATAGGCTCACGGTCATCCGTCTCCATCGACATCTTCTGCTGATGGATCGCTTCGATACCGATATCACCTTCGAGGTACAGTTTCTCGCCCTGCTCATAGCGATACAGAGCTTCCGCCCAAATCTGCTTAACCTCCTCATCCGAGAGTTCCCACGAGGGGCGGCAACCACGCACACGGTCTTCTTCTTTGAAGCCCGGAGTATTGACAGGCCAGAAACGGCGGTTACCAGTAACATCGCGGAGATAACCGTTTTCCGCATTCGTTGTGCCGATGAAAACACACTGGCGCGGATGCGGCGTGGCACGGCGGCCGAATGCAGCGCGGAAGATGTCATCCTGACGAGATAGAAAGCCTTTCAGGATTTCAGTGTCGGCCTTGCGCAGACCTGCCAGCTCACCGATTTCCATGATCCAGTAGCCCTGCAGTTTTTCGGCAGCAGTCTTATCCTTGGTATCGTTCAGCTGAAGAGAGTCGTTGTACCAGTTTCCGCCCATGCGGCGAATCAGTGTAGACTTGCCACAGCCCTGCTCACCCTTCATGACCAGCATGGAATCGAACTTTATGCCCGGATGCTTAACACGAGCAATAGCAGCCACAAAAGTCTTTCTGGTAACGGCACGGATGTAGGGCGTATCTTCTGCGCCCAAAGTAATATACAGAAGCGTGTCCAGCCGTTCGGTACCATCCCATTTGGGCAGCGCATCCAGCCACTGCTTGATAGGATGGTAGGAGCGGTCATCTGCGATTTTGGTAAGACCCGCCTTGAAGTTACGGTCGGAAAAAGTACCATAGTGAGCTTCTAAGTACGCCATAAGCTGCGCATCATCCTGATCGCGCCAGAATTCTTTCTCCGGCCGGCCCCACGGTGCTTTTCCCGTAAATTCAATGTTATCTGCCAAAGCGTTATAGCGAATGCCTTTCAATTCCGGGTCATTGCTCAGGATCAAAAGGAGGTTACGGATGCTGTTCACAAGCTGTCCGGATTTCGAGTAGTCCAGTGCAGTCTTCCACGCATCCGGGTCAGCAGGAGTACCACCGACATTGTTGGCAGATACTGTTGCACCGGCTGTGTTACTGGCGTTACCGCTGTTACCGCTTTTGGGCGGCTTACCACCCATCAGCTTGAAATCCGCTTCCGCTGCGGCTTCACGCATCTGGAGCAGCACCTTTTTCACTTCACCATCTGCGGCCGCGAACTCACACATTGCTTTGTAGGACGGCAGCTTCGTGGTTTCCGTCACCGTGACAGATTCGCCATCCAGATTGCCGAAGCGGTGGACACGGACAGCATCAAAGGAATTCAGCAGCATACCACTTGCCGGGTCGGTAGCATGATGGGAATACATAAACTTGTTCTCATATACCACGACACCAGAAACAGAGTCTGCCGGGATATAGCTGTATCGGTCCGGAGAGGCAGTCGGCTCATACACCTCGTTGAGAAAACTGCCAATAGCAGACGGAATGTCGTATGCCTGACAGAATGCACCGATCAGGTTATTTTTCGTCAGTGGGTCTTTCTGCTTCTGCATCATGTGCTGAACGATCTTCGTCTGCCGGGAAGAAACCGGGTACTCGCTGACATCGTGCCAGTTCTTGTACCTAGCAAGGACGCTGTCCGGATTCAGCAGGTCACCATGCAGTTCCCGGTACACATATACGCCGTCCTTAGAGGTGCTGGGCCAGTACATCAGGCGGTTCGGTTCGTAGGTAGTGTCATCGAACATCTCGATGTCGATTTCCTCAGCCACCTTACGAGCAATTGCTACATATTCCTCTGCCATAACCGAACGCGACAGAGGAATGACCAAACGGAGGCGTGGAGCTTCCGGCTTATGCTTGTGCGTGGAATAGATGATGCCGGCGAAGTCCGTAGTAAAGTCCAGAACATCTTCAATACCAGGCACACCGTAATCGATGTCCAGCGTGATCGCAGAGCGGGACAAAACATCCTGCTTGCCACGATGACCACCTTTCAGCACGGCCATGACCATGCCGCCGACATCCTTGATCTCGCCCTGCTTGGTACGGCTGAAAGTCGCATACTGTGCCATCGTTTCATCGGTGTACACCGTCTTGGCAAGGCGCTCCTTAAGCTGTTTGAATGTGATTTTATACGGTTTCCAATTCTTCTGGTTACGATTTTTGCCTACAGCGATGTCCAGAACGAAATCATCGTGGGGAGACAACTCCACCTCGATTTTAGGATGAGGCTGCCCTGCGGCAGCCGCCTCCTTCTGCATTACCGTGGTGTTGGCCGACTCGACCGGGACTGCGGTGGTCTCCATGCCCATCACAGTATTCTCTTTCTTTTCACTCATATTGTGAGTCCTCCATTACTGGTTCAGGATCTTCCACTGCTTCGGCTCCATCGTAGCGACCTGCCAGCCCACTTCCTCCAGCACCGTTGCACGGTCATAGGACTCGATGTCCTGTGATGCACGAGTGATGGCGTTCGACAGACCATACTTGGAGAGGTCACCACCTTCAATGAGATACTTGAGGATGCTGTTCTGTTCGTCACTGTTCATGCCGTAGTTCTTCGCAGTAAGCTCCACCACATCAGTGACAGCACCCTCGATGGGGATACCTGCCGCTTCTTTCAGCTGGTCAACTGCCGTATGGAAGCGGCTCTCCTCAATGGCTGCAGTCGTTGCGTCACGGAGTTTGAGCAGGAAAGCTTTGTCCTCAGCTTCCATCGTTTCGTCCGAATAAACGGTATAATCGCAATCTTCGATGGCTTTCTGCTGGCGTCCGACATGGTGACGGCGTTCGCCCAGACTATTCAGTATCATGCCATTGGTGCAGACAAGGCGGTACAAAAGAGGGCGCACAGACACGGCTCCCAGTCCGACCTCGGAGTTGGAAATCACCACACCAGCCTGCACAATATCGCCCTTTTTCACCTCTGCTTCCAGACGATGGTTGACGATTTTGATGTGGAGACGGGATTCCGTCACCTCTGTGGACACCACTTCAACATCCGGCAGGCCAGCGAAAAGAGGAAGCGTGGCAGTTGCAATTTCCAGATTGTCCACACGGCGGTAACGCTCCGACAGGAAAGCACGAGCAGTCGGCATGCCGCTGCCGTAATCCATCGTGCGAACCATGTAATTGACTTTACGGTCATAGACGAGGGTATTCACGGTACTGACCAGCAGTTCCGGGTGGGTCTGTGCCAGATAATCATAGAACTTGGTGGGGATGTTCAACGCACTTGCCATCTGATGATGGAACAGCGTATTCGGCGCAAAACGCTCGGTACTGTTTTTGTTGTAGATGCCGATCCAGTCCGCCTCATCGCCCATGAAGATGCTCTGCGCCGGAACAATAAGATCACGCTTTGCCTTCGCTTCTTTTTCGACCTGTTGCATGACCTCAGCGAGTGTACGACCCTGTTTCATAATGTGCTCCTTCCTGCGGACAGTCCGCTTTAAAATAAGTGATAGTTGATTGTCATTGGTTAAGTTCTAACCGGATACGGTTAGAAAGCTGCATAACAACCTCCCCCATTTTCTCCCGGCTCAAGTGTTTCTCATATAAGAGCGAGGACACTGCCTCTGTCTTCTCCAGTAAATCCAGAAGTATATTTCGATGCTGTTCGCGGCGCATTTCTGCGTCCTGCACCATCTGCTCAAGGATTTTTTCATAGTCATCGCCATCTGCCAGATTTACCTCATAGTAGCTGGCAAGATATCGTTTGAGCTCCTCCCCGGCATACTCCCCGGCATACTCTCCGACTGCTTCCAAGGCATCATCCAAAGAGAGAATGACGAGGAGTTGCTGGTCCTTCAGTTCCACGCTGTATGCCATGATGCGCCTCCTGTCAGTCTTTGCGGTACCACTCGCACTCGTAACCATCTGCACGAAGCGGGAGCTTGTCATCGACCCAGTCCGGTGATTCGGCCATCATATCACAGAGTTCCTTGACTGAGGATTTACCATTGGGGACTTCCACGATCATTTCATCGTGAACGTGGGCAACGATGTCAAACCCGGTGGCATCGACACGAAGCATAGCCTCTGCCAGAATATCTCTGGCGATTGCCTGAATGCAGTTCTCAACGAGTTTCGGGCCGTAAGTCATGATACGCTCCCATTTGCGTGTCTTACCGACACCCATGTAGGTCAGTTCCATACGATTGAAGCTGTTCAGCCGTTTTTCTGGCTCGATGTAAGCCAGCTTCCGTCCAGACGGCAGACAGATGAACAGCTTGTGGTCATAGTAACCAATCTTCAAACGGCCAGCTGTCTGCATCTTTCCCGTATCAAGAGCTTTGTTAGCGGCACGGTCAACATCCCACCAGAACTTCGTAATAGCAGGACTGGCGGCGCGCCACTGCTTGATGATATCCGGGAGTTCTTCCTCTTTCAGTCCTTTATCGATAGCTCCCATCGACTTCATTGCACCAACGCCGCCACCATAACCGAGGGCCAGCTCAGCGACCTTTCCGGTCGTTCTCAGCTCACCGTTGATGCCATGCTTCTCAACAGGTACATGGAACATCTGGCTGGCAGAAGCGCAATAGATATCCTTTCCTTCACGGAAAACATCCAACCGCCACTGCTCCCCTGCCATCCATGCAAGAACACGAGCCTCGATCTGGCTGAAGTCTGCCACAATGAACCGGCAGCCCGGTTTCGGAATAAACATGGTACGAATCAACTGAGAGAGCACATCTGGGGTGTTTTCGTAAATCATCTCAAGAACACCGAACTCTCCCATACGAACGAGCGTCCGGGCCTCTGCCAGAGTTTCAATGTGATTCTGCGGCAGGTTTTGAAGCTGCACGAGACGCCCTGCCCAACGACCAGTACGATTGGCACCCATAAACTGAAAACAACCGTGTATCCGGCCATCCTTGCACACGCTCCGTGCTGCTGCTTCATATTTTTTGACTGAGGACTTTGCCATCTTTGCCCGGAGTGCCAAAACCTCGATTGCTTCCGCATTAGAGGAGGCGTTCTTCTCTAGTTCTTTCATGGTCTGCTTGACGGCCTTTTTAGAGAGACTGTCGATTTCAACGCCCTGCTCCGAGAGCCATCCTTTTAATTGGGATACGCTATTGGGATTGTCACAGCCAGTCAGTTCATAGGCTCTTGCGGTAGCGGTTTCGCTGTGCATCACATCGCAGGCGATTGCCTGCTTTACCAGCTCCATATCTACTAGCACACCACGGTCATTGATACGCTGGTCAAGGCGATACAGCTCCATTTCGTGCGGACTGATTGGATACAACGAGATTTTCTTCTCGATGTCACGTTCTGTCTCAACATCCTGGCAGCAGTAATATTTGAATTTGTCCCATTTTTCCGGTGCATGTTCCGGGAGATTCCAAGTGCGGCCACTGTTCAGTTTGGTAGGTTTGCACGGAACACAAAAGTAGCGGATCAGGTCGTGCCCCTCCTTATCTTTCTGCTCTACTGTTTTCAGGGCTTCTGCACAGCCCTCCAGAGACAGCGGCAGCGACAAGTAACAGGCCTGTACCATTATGCATTTCCAGCCATCTGGCGAGAGCGGCTCTCCCAGATAGACCGACAGACAGGTACGCTCGAACATAGCGTTGTAAGCCACCTTTGTGACGGAAGCATCGCGGATGTACTCAATCATCCAGTCCGGGAGTTTTTCGCCGCGTGCGAGATCAATAATGGTGACCGGCTGGTCATCGAAAGCATAGGCATACAGCAGGATTGCAAAGTCCTTGTCCTCTACGTACCGACGAACACCGCTTTTCGAGATCTCCGCACTCGATTTCGTCTCGATGTCTATGTGTAGAACTTTCGGCTTTTCATCCGGTTTTTTATGTACAGCGTGGAGATCATGTTTGTAATCAGGCATCTCAACCGTCCTCCTATTGAAGTTTTTGTATGTAACTCGGCACAGCAAACTGCCAATGAAACAGCTTGTATGCCGATAAAGATAGTCCGGACAGACACCGATTGTCTAATGCTAATGCCAATACCCATCCGGGCTATATCAGATCTCCGGGTTGTGGCTTACTTAAGCCAGTCCGGAAGCTCTGCGTCTTCCGCCTCCGTGTTCAGGAACTCTGCGGTGGCCTCGATATCAGAGAAATCCTCCTCAGCCGTTGCGATGCCAGCCAGACGCTCACCGTCCGCCTTTTTCATCACATGACGAAGCCACACAGACACGCCTTTCTTACCGTGGTTGTTGTAGGGCTTTACGTTCACAGAAACATAAACATATGCGCCGCTGTACAGTTCAAGCGGATCAAGAAGAGGCTTTTTGTCCATACCGAGGACACCGGGCTTATTCTGGGACTTGATATTGACGTATACACAGTCCTTATAGTTCGGATCTTTCGGGCGTCCAACGTTACCATCATGAATGGGATTGCCAATTTCCTCCGGGATTACACCGCCCCAGAGCTGTTTCTTGCCGATTTCCTTTGCAGCTTCGACAGCTTTATACAGTCTGGTAATCGTCTCTTTATCCGACTTCGGGATGATGAGACAAAGACTGTACATGGGCGGGTCACCCTCACTCATCGCATGCGGTTCAAACACATTCAGGTAACTTGCGCGCCCCTCATAAACCGCTTGGATATACTTCTGTTCTGCCATAGTTGTTTCCTCCTATTGTTTCCTGCGGAGTCCTTAAATTTCGGCAAAATCGTTCTCCGCACTATCGACTTTGCCGCTTGCTGCCGTTTCATCTGGGAGAGTTCCGTCTGGACCAATCTCGATTGCTTCTCGCTTGTCTGTGTCTCGAACGAGGGACAACTTTCCTGGTGGTTTGTAGATCAGTTCACCCAAGATTCGATTGAATTCTTTCCGACCTCCCAAGTACTCAGTCATTTCGGTAATGCCCAAAAGCTCCGGCTTCTTATAGAAATCGGTATACCCCTCTTTCTTCAAAGCCTGTATCACTTTTTCATTACTGACATAACAGCGTTTGGTTTTTCCCTCTACAATCTTAAACCCCCTCCACCTTACACCCCGGAGAGCACTAGCCTGAACATAGGCATATACGGAATCGATCCAATCACGGATTACATTCAGCGATGGAAGGATTGCTTCGATTTCTTCGTGGTCGAGTGTCGGCACAGGCTTGAAGTGGAACGGCTGATCTCTCTGATGCTGCGTTTTCTCTTCGATACTGGTCTCAGGTTCAACCTCTGCAAAATCTCCAGCAGCCAGATTCATAGCTTGCTCTGCAAGTGCTCGGCACACAGGCTTTGCTCTACAAAACTTGCACCACTCACCCGGAACAGCCTCTCCTTCGCCTTTGAACGCCATGAGTGCCCTTGGCTTGACATACTCGTCCGCCCAAGTGAGCAGTTGCTCTATCGGGAAAGTATAGGTGTCAATGTTTCCCAGTCGCGGCTGAACGATGCTCAAGGAAACCGTCTTGATATCTTCAAATATCGGGCTGTACATCGAGTAAGCACCCAATGCATACAGGGAAAGCTGGGTGTTTGGCATTCCCGATTTTTCATCGGGACCGGCTCTCACCCAGACGCCCTTGCCGTATTTCAGATCTATTACCCATAGTTTTTGTGGGGATACGATTACGGCGTCTCCAGTGCCAAAACTTTCTGGAACCCACTTAGAAAAATCCAACCGATCCTCCACCAGAACCAGTGGGTACTCACAGGTTTTCCGGACTTCCTCCACAGCCTCTGCTACGAAATCCCGGTAGATGTCCGTCATTTCGTCCATCTCTGGGGTGTCGTATTTAGTGGAGCTTCGAGAGTTCTGCCGTTTGAGATACCGGAGCAGCTTCTGTTCGGCCATGGCGTGCGCGGCAGTTCCCTCTTCTGCAAAGATGGAACTCTTATTCGGAAAAGGGGCTTCCAACCTCGGAGATATACTACAATGAATCCAACGGGAACTCGAACTCGCCGAGAGGTAGGCGTGGCTGTCAGGCATCCTTGCTCACTTCCCCTTCACCCAGGATCTCGTGAACTTTGACGAGGAACTCTTCACGGCGATCCGGAGGAACAGTACTCAGGTTCACGGCACCGAAACTCTTGAAGAGCTTTGCGATAAAGCTAGAATCCTGCTGGCGTTCACGGAGCACAACAACCAGTTTCACCAGAAGAGGAGAAGCTGTTTTTTTGAATTTTTCCGTTTCCTCATCTTCTTTTTCGGTTGCCGAATCAGCGACTCCTCCTGCTTCAGCATTTGACTTTCCAGCTTCGTTCTGCTCTACAACAGGAGCACCGGAGTTAGCGGTTGCAGTAACCTCCGAGTCACTCTCCTGCTTCTTTGCAGCTTTCATTTCCGGCAGAGCAGGAACACCTAGCTCAGATACAGCCATGTCGAGAATCAGAGACATACCATACATGATATGGAGCATCGCTTCCTGTGCGTCTTTCTTATTCTTCATATTCTTCCCCTTTCCACTGGTTCTTCAGCTCATCTCCAACATGGAGGGCTTCCTCCAGCTTTTCGTAGAACTTGTCTTTCTGTTGACTGACAGGTGTGCCCTCCAGCTTATCAGCCAAATCCAGCTGATAGTCCTCAGAGAATGCCCGAATCGGTTTGTCCATTGCCACAGCAAGGGCGACTTCACGACGCATTCCCTCAGACAGCGAACACAGGCCCTCGTAGCCAAAGATCCATACCTCGCTGGACAGCTTCAGCCACTCCAGACCAATCTTCATGCCAAGTTCGCGCTGCCACCAGACTTCATCCTTGAGTAACTGGGTCATAAGGAGATGCGGACACAGAGGAGAGAATCCCAACAGAGCTGCAAAGTAAGAGCCCTGCTTTGCGCGCTCCATGTTCTGCTTCAACTCTATTTTCTGTCTCTCCGGGTCAGCACTCTTAGGACGGTAACGAGAACAGATATACACAGTCGGAAGAGAGCGTTCCAGATCTTTGCGGCTATTTTCACCTTTAATCATCTGCTTCAGCCTCCTCGTCCGTGTCTGCATTACCATCAACATCCTTTTCCAGAATGAACTCTTTCAAGTCATGTTCCGGGAAAGCCATCATAATACCACCCAGAAGTTCTTTGCCACCAATGCGCTCACCAGAAAACAGGCGGCTGATGTATGCACGACTCAAGTGCATCTTACGAGCCAGCTCTGCTTGACTCCAGCCCTTTTCATCGGCAAGTACCTTGATGCGATCCAAGTTTACACGCAATGTTCACCCTCTCCTTTCATGACTACGTGCTTTAGTTTCATTGTATTTTTATCGCCAGTTGGGAACATTAGGGTAAAAATTATAGGCGCACTTACGCCTTGGTCGTTTCATTCAGTTCAGCATTATTTTTCATATAGTTTTAATACTGAACTGATTGTCTATAAACATTGTATCATACTTGCTGCCACATGTCAATGAGCTTTGTTTTTTATTTAATTTGTTTCTGTGCAGAAACAAATTGTGCCATTATAGCATAAAATTTCAAATTATTGTTGCCAAGCGGCAACAGCTATGGTATACTAGAGTTGATACAAACAGTCACAATTCTACGGAGGTATGTTTATATGGAGGACAAATCTTTGACTGATAGCGCATTCTCAACAGAGACTACTGAATCCCAGTCAGATAACTACATTGATCCTGCTCTTGGTGCATACATTAGAAAGCTTCGGAAAGATCGTGGCATGTCGATTCGTGAACTCGCTGAAGCTGCAGGTTGCAGTGCTGCCCATGTGACTCGCATTGAGCTTGCACAGCGGCGGGTGGATTCCATGAAAACGATTGTCAGCCTTGCAGACGCGCTCAATGTACCAACGGAAGAGTTGTTAAGCATGGCTGGGCAACACATTCAGAACAGCGACTCCCTTGTCAAAGTCGCCTTTCCAAGTGTCAATACGGCTCATCAGGAAAGTGTCATCAGTTCTTTTGCACAGCTTGTTACTTCTGGGAATATGACGGATGAACAGATGGATCAGATTCTAATTCAGGCAACTGCTTACTCTGAGTACTGCGCAAGAATTAACTCAGCGAAATAAAACCCTATACAAACAGAAAAACCGGATACCACTTTCATATTGAATCGTTCTTCAATATGTCGTGGTGTCCGGTTTTTTCTTACAGGCGAAATAGAATATGAGGACAAAAAACCGCAGGATAAAAGCTTTTCTTTCTTTCATCCTGCGGTCTTGGCTATCGTTGGGTGCATATGCTGCAATATCGCGCATGGATACAGTTCTTCACGCTGCTTCCTGTGCGTTCCGCTTCCTCTACGGTGCGGCATATTTCCTTACCGTGCCTCGTTCTCTAACATGTACTGTGATGTACTTTTGACTAAGGTAGATAGCAGTTCCTATTGAATTGCTATCTACCAATCTCTTAAAACAAATCGCGCTCGCCTACTTTGTAGGCTTCCTTGCAAGGCTTCATTTTTTCTTATACCCTCATAGGCATTCCTCGCTTTCTTTTCAATTCTGTAGGTGATAGCATTTTAGGGCAGGAGGTATCTGCCTTGGAGAAACTCAATCTCCGCGCCCTCACTGCCTGAACCGTCCGGTTCTCTTATGAGAAGCACTCTCTGCTACAAACCATTTCTTATGATCTGTGTTTCCGATTTTGGCAAGGGATGTTCTTACACATGAACATACGCACCTTCCAGCCAACTCTCCATGAGTCCGGCAACCGAAACTCTCATCTTGCTCACCCGCTGCGGTCTTCAATCAGAATCGCCGCCAGCATTCGTCCTGAGCCAGGATCGGGCTATTTATAGGCGGGCTTCCTAACGGAGTCCACCGTTCTACCATCTGGCATTCATGCCGATCCATTTTCACTGCCTATCATCCATTCATCCGATCATCTTTTAGGACTTGAATCCTGAAAATAGACACACTTTCTGCTTACTCTACAGAATCTACTAAATTCCATTACACTCTATTCACTTTTCAAAGTACTGATCAACTGTGTAATAGCCTACGCAGCCAATAGCCTCTCATGCCAGAAACTCTGTCCGGCTGATAGCGAGCCCCATGTAATCTTTTCTCTCGCGCGTCGCCCTAGATTATTTCGACTGGCTTTATGTACAGTATTGAAACCTATATTCGCAATATATTTTTCCACTCTACCTGCCACATCTACTTTTTCATCTGCGACAGTTGCACGATTGATAAAAACGGTCTTTCCGCCTATCCAATTCTCTGGATATCTCTTTGATTTAATTGGGGTGACTTCTGATTTAGCTTCACAAGCTAATCTGAATAGAGTTCCTTCTGCCAACATGCGGTAGCTGTTTTCAAACCAATCTTTCCACTGCAGCTTCGCATAGTCAACAAAGCAAATCGGTTGATTTTGCTTCTTTAAAATGTTCTGAAGTGCCCTCGTGATGGATTCGCGTACTCTCACACTAGAGCTTTCCTTGCTCTTTTGAGAGAGGAGAACATCAAAGAAATCAACACGTTTCCTGGTGTTCAACGATGGCATAAAAATATCACGATTCTTTCGAGACTGCAACCCGGTTGAATACTGTTTTGCAAAGAATGAAAAAACTGATTGTAGAGGTGATATAAAACTGCCAGATGTATCCATAATAAATAGCACTTCCATCTCTGCCACTCTCCTTTCTTGCTATTGTTGTATGTTCATTTCTATAGGATTTCTCGTACCATTCCTGTTGAGTCGATATTAGTGCAATATACCGAAGCCTCGCAGGGGGTAACCCCTGCAGGCATACGGCACATCACAGTTAGTTGCTTAAATGGAGGAAGCTTAAGTATTGGGATCGTATAGGCGGCTAGGTGAAGAGTCCAGCCTTATATGTGGTTATAGCTTGTTATTTTCGATATTCATCTTAATGATCTCAATCTGTTTTGGATTCAGTGCTTTCTTCAGGCTCTCAACACTGATAAGACTGCCTTCAAACACATACGGCAAAAGACACATCAGCACCTCGATTTCTTCCTGAATTCGGTCAATTTTCTCCTTTTCTTCCGGATTGACTTGACCTTTCTGCGCTTCTTCACAAGCTTTACAAAGCGCCTTCAAGAGTTCGTCTACTACCCATTCGCTCCCATCTCCATCGAACACAACCATATCGCTCGAACGATTAAACATGATACGGTTAGTCCCTTCTCCCCTTCACAGGGGCTTTTCAAGATTTTTATTCGGTTGTTGTGATACTTTCAGGAGCATTCACGATGCTTGCAGGATACCACTCATCCTGACTGCCCCCGATTCGGGTTTCTTCTTTGATGAACACATGGTCTTCCGTGAGTACAATTGCAACACGCATCTCTTTCGGCACCTTGATTCGAGCAACCAAAAACTGGTGCAGTTCTCGATTGTCTGTCACGATGTAAAAAGTCGCGTTATTACTGCACAGTACAAGAAGAATGCTCAACGCTGCCATGTACATCAGGTTGAAAGCGTCTTGCTTCTGGCAAAAGGCTGGGATTCCGATATAGGTTTCGTCATTGTCTGGGGTGTGAATCTCGAAATAACTGCCCTTTGTTTTAATGGACATTAAGTCGGTTACTCCATTTAGAACCAAACCGTTCATCAGAACACTGACTGCTGCCATAGGCAAGGCATCATTATAGTATTTCTGGACTGCGTCACACACAGCAGGCATCTCAAAACCATCATCTTTGTCTTCTAGTTCAGCCGTACTATACCCACAGCTTGAGAACAGGTCAGCCAAAGTAATGCCGTTCTGAGGTGCCGCCTTTTCGGGATCAGCCAACTTACTGAGAACCTTCCGTGACGGAGGGCTGTCCGGCGAAATTTTTCCATTAATAATCTTAGACACGTAAGATTTTGAGACCCCTGCCTCAGTAGCAAAGTTCGAGAGGCTTCTTCCGCCAATGGCGAGACGCACCTGTTCGGCCAGCCGATCAGGATTAAAGCATTCTGCCGCCATTTTCTTTTCTACATTAATCTTTTCTAACATATAGCTTTACATTGCCTCCCGGAGGACGTGGCCGGAGGCATTCCTTTCTGATCTCCTTGTTCACAAGCACCAGAATTTGGCGAATCAACTCTGGAAGAGTACTCTCTTCGCTTGAAAACGGCCAGGACAGGTGTAGCCCGTAGTACCGGTCTTGGATCAAAATGAATCCGAGTCCGATTAAGTCGCGGACTGTACCCAGTGAAGAGGACCGGCTCATCAGAAAACCGCTCATACACTTTCCACAGTTTGGATCCCGGTTTTTTGAGTTCAGTAGGATATCTCGACCTCGCACCGGGATACCTCTGTCCACCGTCATCGGTGGACACATCTTCGGATTCCATCGGACTCACCTCATTTCTTCTATAGATCCGACACTTAGTGCCGAATCGCCCAAGATGCTCCAGTATTGCTATCGGAGCATCTGCTGCTCTGTGTTCTCTCACCTTACACGAAGCGAGAAAATCCCCTTTGCTTCGTTCTGGTTGTCCACATTATAGCACTGGCCATGACGAATGTCAACAGTTTTGCTCGAAATTGAGCTTCAAGAAACAGCCTTTTGTTTCCTGTATCGAAGAAGAGCCGTTTTTTCTGTTTCTTGGCAGACAACACATTCTCGGTTTCCTTCACGAGAGTAGTTTTCTGTCCGCCTACAAGCAGTTCAATATTTTTCACCTTTGCATATTGATAGCAAAATATATTTGTGCTATACTAAGTTCAACAGGTGTGTTAGTTCCCGGAGTGGAGCTTCATTCACCCGCTCAGGAGGTACACATTATGAGCAAAAGAACAGGAAACGCATACGTTTCCAGCACTAGCATCCAATCACTGGAGAGCAAGTCAGCTGTTCACAGACCCCCGCAAGCATCTGCACGGGAGCAAGCCTTATCTTTCGGTGATGTTCTCCGCAAGTATCGATTGCTAAAAAAGGCAACTCTCCCAGAGCTTGCTGACCTTCTGGGAGTTTCCAGAAACACAATCATCAACTGGGAGAGCGACAAAACGAGACCCGACATTTCTGCGATTCAGACGCTTTGTCTACATCTGGACATTCCTTTATATGAGCTATTCGGTATCACTGGGGATACCAAGTCACATCTCTCCGCGCGCGAAACTTCCCTTCTGGATGGCTATCGGCAACTCAGCACTGTCAACCAGAATGTTGTTACCGCTATGGTCGACAAGATGTTGGAAGAAGAGCAAAACGCCTGCAACAGCTACCTCATCAACAACTTTTCTCTGCTTCCGCTGGAATCCACGCCTGCTGCCGCTGGTACTGGCTGCGCTTTCACAGACGCACCGCCAGAGTACCTATTTATAAAGAAGAACCGATACAGCACAAATGCGGATGCACTGATTCGCGTGTCAGGTGCAAGTATGGAGCCCCTCTATCATGACGGAGATTTGGTTTATGTCTGCTATACGCAGGCTGTGGAAGATGGAGACGATGTCATCTGCTCCACCGTAGACGGTGCTGTCATCAAACGACTTCATGACCATAAGCTCCATTCGTTGAACAAAGACTTGCCCTTCGGCAAAAAATCCGAGGACGATCATGTTGCTATCCTCGGTAAAGTGCTTGGTATAGCATCAGAAGATGAGTTCGCCTGCGATTCTGATGTCCCACGGCTTGAAGAATTAAAGGCTGCAGACGTCCGCGCCTTTAAGAAAAAATACGGATTACTATAAACAGCTGGCCATGCCAGCAGAAAGGGATTACCAATGAAATATGTGCTTTATCGCTTTCCCAACGCTGTCCGCTATTCTGACACCTCTGATCCAGAGCTCTATGGTTTCTTCAAGTTTCCCGTCCAAGGTCAGGTCGTTGGTGTTGAGTTCGGTTCAAGCATTGAGGAGGTAACAGATGCGCTCATTCAAGATGTAAACGACGAACTGACTGAAGCCTATCCGAAATGCCAAGTGATGACCTATGCTCCCTCTGATGAAATGTTCGGCCTCGAAATTCTCACGAACGAACCTTTCGATTACGAAATGCATGGCGTGGTTGTGGACAAGAGCAAGCCAATCAACACGACTATTTACTTTGGCGTAAAAGAACTGAACGAATAATATCTTTTCCTCGGAAGGAGGGCTGCATCGTGAAGCCGATGCACACAAAACCCGAAAAAATCTATGTGAAGGTCGATTCCACCTTCGATGCCACCGGCTATATGCAGCCGACTTCCATCACATGGGCAGATGGCCGTACATTCTCAATCGAAACAGTGCGCGACTTCCGCCCCGCCGGAACTGCTGACAACGGTTATTCCGGTGACTGCTTTACTGTGCTCATCCAAGGACAAGAAAAGCATCTGTTCTTTGAACACCTCGACCCACGCTTCAATGGTCGGTTAGGTCGGCGGTTCGTGGAACGGGTGGTACAATAAACGGGAGGAGCATCATGACTTTGATAGAAAAACTCAGCAATCTCGGTGGTATCGTTGACCGGGATGAAATGGCAAAAGCGTGTTCAGAAATTCCAGATGAGGATCTTCGTCTGGCTCTGATGACTCTCGCACTAACCTATAATCAAAACATCAAGATAAACGAAGAAATCTTTCAAAAGCAAAGCCGCGAGATTGAACAACTTCAGAAAGAGATAAATGAACTGAAAAAAGCAAAATAACGCACATCATAGAAGGGAGGAAATTGTACAATGCAACGCACATATCTTGCGATAGATCTTAAAAGCTATTACGCGAGTGCAGAATGCGCCGCCCGCCACCTCGACCCACTTACCACAAATCTGGTCGTGGCAGATTTCTCCCGCACTGAGAAAACCATCTGTCTCGCTGTGTCTCCTTCCCTGAAAGCCTATGGTATTCCGGGTCGCGCCAGACTGTTCGAGGTCGTGCAGAAGGTCAAAGAGATCAATGCGAATCGGTTAAGGGAAGCGGTACAATTAAGAATAGCTATTTACAAGGACAGCAAGCCATCTTTCTCCTCTGCTTCCTATGATTCCTTATCCCTGGCCGCCGACCCGTCACTCGAACTCTCTTACCTCGTCGCACCGCCTCGGATGACATACTATGAAAAAATATCGCGGCAGATTTATGGCATCTATCTGAAATACATCGCGCCAGAGGACATCGTGGTATATTCCATCGATGAGGTGTTCATCGATGCCACCTCGTACTTATCCCACTACAACATGACAGCTCACGACCTTGTCATGACAATGATCCGGGAAGTGCTTTATACGACTGGCATCACCGCCACCGCAGGGATCGGAACTAATCTCTACTTGGCGAAGCTGGCAATGGACATCACTGCCAAACACGCTGCGCCTGACAAGGACGGAGTCCGCATCGCTGAGCTGGATGAAGAGAGTTTCCGTTATCTCCTCTGGGATCACAAGCCTCTCACAGACTTTTGGATGACCGGTCCCGGCACAGTCAAGCGGCTAGAAAAGCACGGCATCCATACGATGGGCGAACTCGCACGGTACAGCCTGCACTACCAGGATACCTTATATAAAGAGTTCGGTGTCGATGCAGAGCTGCTCATAGACCACGCATGGGGTTTAGAGCCTTGCACCATGAAAGACATAAAGGCGTACAAGCCGGAGACGAAGAGCATCAGCGAAGGACAAGTCCTCGCCTGCCCATCCCCCTATGATAAGGCACGGATCATCATTCAGGAAATGGCTGACAGTCTGGTGTTACAGCTTACGGACAAGGGGTTGGTTACAGATTCTCTGACACTGGATGTCGGCTATGACCGCGAGAACTGTGACAGCGGGAAGTACCACGGTCCCGTCCATATCGATCATTATGGTCGCACAGTGCCAAAGGGCGCACACGGCAGTACGAAGCTGGATAATCCGACCAACCTTGGAAGCCAGCTCATTCAGGCTGCTGTGTCCCTGTTCGACCAGATAGCCGACAAGACCCTGACCGTCCGAAGGATAACGATTGCAGCCAACCGTGTGGTCAAGGATGAAGGCATCTTCCAAGTTGATTTGTTCACAGACACCAAAAAGCTGGAAAAAGAAAAGCAGCTGCAGGAAGTCATGCTGGGCATCAAGAAGAAATTCGGTAGAAACGCCGTACTGAAAGGCACAAATTATCTGGATGGAGCCACCATGAAAGAGCGCAACAAACAGATAGGCGGGCATAAAGCAGAGTAAAGGAGGGCTGTTATGAAACGCTGTATTTTTTGTGGAAAATCCGAGGATGAATTTGACTCCAAAAATATGTGGAGTGATGAACATATCATCCCAGAATGTCTTGGAAATTCAACGCTAAAAATCAACAATGTGTGTAAACACTGCAACAGCAATCTCGGCACTTATGTAGACAACTATTTCGTGAATCATCATTTCATAAAATCCAAACGTCAATTTTTGCGGTTACGCAGTCAGAATGGCAATATTCCAAATGCTTTCCAGGAAGGCGTAACTGCTGACGGTGAACGAATCCGGATGAGTGCCGACTTCGTTCCATCTGTAGTGCCTTTAGTCAAACAAGAAGGCAACAAACTTATAACCCACGCCAATAGCGTAGCTGAGGCACGAAAAATATTATCCACGAAATTGCGAAGGCTTCATATGCCTCCAGAGAAAATTGAAGAGTACATCTCAAAAATAGATGAATCGTGTTTTCAGTCTTTTCAACCAGAAATCCGATATGATATTCTTTTGGATATAAATCGGTTTCTTTTAGAAGCCTTGAAGATTGGTTATGAGTATGCCGTATATAAATTTGGTGATCGTTATTTAGATGATCCGACCGCTGCAAATATACGTGCCCGCTTAAATCTCGCCATCTCCGGCAAAATGCAATCCAGCTGTGAAAAGCCACCGGAAGCATCATATGCTCCAGAGTATTTAATGTCTTCCCTTGGAAAGTCATCATTTATTGGTGCTCATTATATTTCCATTGCTTCTACTATACATAATGAACTTATTGCACACGTAGTTTTATTTTTCAGCCCAGTTTCGGCATTCCAAGTTCTCCTTTCTAAACAAGCAAACCTCTATCTTGAAAATGGGCAGATAGCCGAAGACTTTATAGACCTTACTCAAAAAGAGAACCAAAAAGTATGACAGACTATAAAAACACGCCGGAAGGAAAAATCACAAGTCAGAAATACGCTGACCTTCTCCCCCTCTCCCGGCCAGCTCCCATAAAACCTCGAATGGCAATATCGAACCGGGCAAAGATTTTCAGCCCCTTTGCTGCACTCCGAGGGTATGAGGACGAGATTGCAAGTGAGGGTCGTGAACACACCAAAACACAGCGGATTGAACTGTCCGAGGAAAGAAAGGAACATCTCGGTGCAACGCTGATGCAGCTCCACAAAGGCTCATTTGTTACAGTTCGTTATTTTACGGATGGTTATTACGAAGATATCTCCGGGAAAGTCGAAAGCGTGGATGGCGTATACAAAGAGCTAAAGATGTCCACCGGGATGAAAAATGACATCGGCAAGGAACTGCCAACAATCATCCCTTTTGAAGACATTCTGGAGGTGGTGACAAAATGAACTACTATTTCTGCGATGCCTGCAAATACTGTTTTCCCGCCGACACACAGCCTGACCGCTGCCCGGACTGCGGGGCGGTGATGTATAAGGAGAAGCCTGCTGTCCGGCCGGCAACGGAAAACGAGAAAACCGAGCTGCTCCGGATTCGAGCAGAGGACAATGACTGATTGACTGCCTCACTGTATTATACGGTGAGGCTATTATTATGGCGTACGATTAGTTTTATCTAACCATCACCTCTAAAAATAACCGTGTGAACTTTTGGAGTTCAGTTTGTCCACACGGCTTATATTACTTCAGCTTCTCAAGGATCTCGTCAGCACTCATGCCACCGGCCAGCAGTTTCTTGACCACAGCCTCGGCTTCCAACTTTTTCGCTTCTTCCGCTGCTTTCTGATCCGCTTTGGCTTTCTTTGCTTCGAGCTTGGCTACTTCTTCGTGCCCTATGATATACAATCATAAAAAAGGACAGAATCAACCATATATCACTTTGCAAATTCCACCCGGCTTATAACCTTATGGGCTCTGTTCATAATATCCTCGTTTGGAAATATAGAAGAAAACGTATATGTCTCTTTCGGCTTCGGGTTATTTACGATTTTTTTACCAGAATGTTGTCCTTGAAGTGTTGCATCATACGATATTTTATTAGAAGTTTCCTCGAACGTTATAATTTTTATTTTGGGACTACTCGATTTTCTGTTTGCTCTTGTCATATATTATTACCCTTCCATAAAACAGTTATATGTGTGAATCTCTGAATTTTAGTTTTTAATTTTTCCTATATCGACGAGAATTATTTCGCTTTCTTCTACCTTGAGAAGATTGTTTTGTTTGATTATTCTGAGGTGTTTTCTGCGGCATCTGATTGCCCGGCTTCAATGACTTTTCATATTCAGCAAATTTCATCATATAATATTGATATTTACTCATCATGTTATAGAATGTTGATGCATATGCTTTTACGATATATGTGAAACTTTCTCTCTGGCTTTCCGTAAATAAATATCGATCAAGCGTATCTACACAAAGAAAACCAAGCAGGTCATAATCTGTATTCTCACTTTTATAAAAAAGTCTTTTATTTGCAACCCTGATAGGTGCAACGATAGTCGCTATGTAATACTGGTCATAATGCTCTGTTGTATTATCATAATGAGCATTCGGATCCGCTTTACTAAGCTGTTTGTCATATTTGATTAGATTCTGCTTATAAAACACATCGTTGTTATAGCTTTGATCTCCATTAACTATCGTCCTAAAATCCGTGTTTTCAGAAACTTTAATAGGTTTGCCAGCATTTTTTTCGTCTAGTACTACACGGTTGCTATCCGTATTCCGGGAACGCACAAATGTTTTCACAAGAGCATTATTATAATTAATCGGCCCTGTTTCATTCGTATACAAATATTTAATACATCCGCATACCTTTTTATGACTGCCAGAAAGGACTTGCAGGATTTCACAAAGATTATCCAATTCCTGAACAAGAAATTTAGAAGTCAATGTTGTAAATAACTCCATGTTCCATTCTCGCATCTCTAATTCAATCTCTTTGTAGTACACCTCCATTTGATTAATCTCGTTACGGAAGTCGTGCATTAAACGATAGTAATTTTCATTTATTTCCCGATAGTTCTTAATAGTCTGCAATTTAAAGCAAAAATATCTTACCAGAACTAGAATAATCATTATCGCCAACGACACAATAAAGACTCTAGGTGGTATGCTGCCACCTCCATTATTTAAGTCAATACTATTAGAAAATATAGTAAAAACACCTGTCGGAATTCCTATTCCAGCAGCAATGGTGAAAAGCGTAGCGAGGAAATTCAATACACTCATTACTGGTTCTGGAATTTTGTCAATTACATCATTAAATAAGTCCCAAATTTTCAAGGCTGTCACCACCATTATAGTTTATTATTATATACCCCAACTTCTGCTTTTCTGCCACGATATATGCCAGCCGTGAGGATATGTTCAAAGTCTCATCTAAAAGGAAGCTCGACTATCTAAATTTATTCCTTATTAAACCATCGACACAGAAATTCCGCAATAGTCTATCTTCCTCTTATTCTTACAAATTACTGTACAGTCCTTCAATAAACAACAATATGTTCGTTGCCAACCGGTTCAGCCTTATTCTTAACATATGTATCATACTCTTGTCCTGTTACTTCTGATTTTGTATACCTTTCAGTAAATAGATCAATAATGTGTTCCACATCTGAGAAGTTTCTTAAATATACTTGTTCGCCTTGTATTTCAAATACGTTTTTCCAACGTTCCACGGTCTGCAACTTTTCTATCAGTCGATCTCTGTTCATTGTAGCAACTGGGAACTTATGAATCTGCATCATTTTCTTTGCATATTTTTTATTCGGTCTCTGCACGTATTCCTGTAACTTGTCTTCATTTCCAACCAATCCAACTGCTGTAATTGATGACACTGCACGTGTAGCCGACGCACGTAAAAAGACTTCCAGTCCAAAATGACGTTCCATCAATTTGATTTCGTCAGTTATTATCTCATCACCTAAGATTAACAAATCAATCTTTTTAGTGATAATAAACATTTGGTCTTTCATTTCCTTAAACACATCCGGTTGGTCTTGCGATTTTGCAATCAACTGAAAATGTTGCTTCTGTTTATTTGGAATTGAAGCGGGCTGTATTTTCTGGTATGCCCAAAGCTGTTTAATAATACCATTCCGTTGAAAAGCAAATCTAAACACAATGGAATCTGCGTTATCTTTATCTGAAAGCTTAAAATTCTCAATTTGATTTTCTGGAATCTGCAAGAAATTAAACGGTTGGTAATGCTCATCCTGCTTAATTACGTAAAAACAATCCTGTTCATTCGCCAAATCATCTCCATCTGTGTACTTACTTTCATTATCTAAATACTTACTCTGTATTGTCTCTTTAATACTTGCACGGATTCTAGCTTTAAATCCATCGTTTTCATTAGGATTTCCTTCATCTAAGACAAATCTCTTAATCAGTTGTTCTCCGTCTTTCATAATAACATATATTTCAAATCCATATCTTTCATCAAGGATTTCTCTTATTGCTGCTGTAATTCTTTGTTTAGGCATTTCACTACCCACCTTTTATCAAATATCTTCATATATAATGAACACATTATCCGATATTATTTGCCGTTTTATATTGTCCCCTTCTTCAACGTTACCTCTTGTAATTCCGATACATTTCTTTTCTTCGTATTGTGCCAATTGCGTAGTTTCAAACTCAAACGAGAAAATCTCGTACCCCAATATCGTCAGTACTGGATTCTGATAATACAGATTTGTTTTCCACATTAGTGCAAATAACATCGCCATTAAAATCGCAAACACAATAAATCCTTGGAGTGTATCTAAATCATCCATTGCCATCGGAAGAACATATGTCATAAAAAATGTAACACCAGAATCTTGAATTTTCTCAATATTAATAGGTGATTCTCCCATGCTCACAAAATTTGATCTCTGAGATTTTTCAAAATATCGAACACTATATATTGAGTATATAATCCACAAAAAACAAAGGACTTCCAACACCGCTGTAATTAAAAGCGGATGGTGTATCAGTTTTATCAATGCCATCTCTGGTTCTTTTAGCATCACCATGAAAAAGGCTCTGCATAAATGAGGTAACCTGCAATCAAAATACTTTATCAGCAAAATCAAAAACAATGGTGCAAATGACTGCATAATCAGTGCTCTTTTCATCGACAAGTTGTCAGTCATAAAAACACCTTCCTTCTGTTTTTCACATTCTTAGCCGTCAATAGACGTTGCCCACTGCTCACCACGTAGAGGTGTGTGATTATTAGAGCAGCAAGAGCCACGATCCACCGTGGCCCCAGAGTCAGGGCCCGTTTGCCCCAGTATATCACAGATCCGAGAACAAGTCAGCCTTATGGTGGAATTTTTCTGATATTTGATGTTATTTCAGTTTTGTAGGGATTTCTTCTGCACTCATCTTGCTCTTTTTATAGTTTTCGCGCAATCCATATATATTTTCTCAAAATTTCTGCCTTTGTTACAGAGCATCAAAGAAATCACTGTACCAGCTATTGCAACGGCTTCACCTAAAACACTACTATATTTTATATGTGATATTTCACAGCCGCCCGTAAAAATGCAATATGTATAGAACATCCATGCAATAACCGAAAAAATAAATGCTCCAAAGTCGCACAATTCATCTTCTATGGCAAAACCAAAAATTTTAACCTTATAAGAATTCTTTATTTCTTTATCGATTCTATGAACTGTTCTTTCCCATTTCAGTCCTTTAATCTCTGGTTCAATATTTAGGGCAATATATACACCGCATCGTATCAACATATACTGCTTATTGTTTATTAAAGTTTGGAGAGGTATAATCACGAAGTACAACATTAGAAATAAGACACTGTTCTTAAACTGACATCCTAGACCAATGATTGTTATTGATATTAAAAACAAATTCGATATATGCGTATTATGCTCATTCATGAGTAAAATAATTTCCTCACGGATAGCAGCATATTCCATTTTCAATCCTTCTATATTTTTTTCTTTGGAATCCATCGTTTCAAACCTCTCCATCATTTGTTATTCTGCTATCACAGATTGTCATCGTCAAAAAGATTTACCTTAATTTTGTTCTGGTAAAATTACTAGAGCCGCGCCTCTTGAGATATGACCAGTAGCATTACACCATAAGCATCATTATGCCGTTCATAAATGACATCAGTTTTTCAACTGTAACAACCTTTCTGGTTTTAACTTTTCTTCCTTTTTGATCTTTACAGTAATCACATTCTCCAACTTCTCCGTTTAACCTAATGAGCTTCTTCAAATATTCATCCTGAACACAACAACTACAAACCTTTTTCGTTGATGTTACATATCCTCGCTCTTCAAGCTGCATCATCCGGTCTTTTTCGTATCCCATATATTTATCTCTTCTCGCTATGAATCAAAACGCCCACACCGATAGCATAACTTTGCTTATCAGTGTGGGCATCATCAATTATTTTAACTTTACTAGGATTTCTTCCGCACTCATTCCGTCTGCCAGGAGTTTTTTCAGGACAGCCTCAGCTTCTGCCTTCTTTGCTTCCTCGGCGGCTTTCTGATCCGCTTTAGCTTTTTTTGCTTGGAGCTTGCCTACTTCCTTCTCGACAGACTTCAAAGCTGTACGTTTAGTTTTCAGCTCTGCTTTCAGAGAATCCATATTCGCAGTGATAGACGCAATTTCTGAGGTGAGGGAAGCGATGGATTCCTGCTTTTCTGCAATCTGAGATGCAAAGTCGTTGGTGATTTTCGGTTTGTTTTTGCTCCCTTTGGTTCTGGGCATAAGATATCCGCCTTTCTATTATGTATTGTAGTTTTAGTATAGCACCGGTGAAAAGATGTATCAAGCAACAAAGGGTATAAGTTTTGCATTATATTTATAGATAATCGTTCTTTTCACTTCACTACCCTTTTCATCGAACTCAACAAGTTCAGCCCGTGTAAGGTGTCCTTTTTTGCTTGTCCAAAATTGGATAGCCCCATATTTCTTCTGTGAGCCAGCATAATTATATTGCCTACACTTATCTTTTATTTCAATTGAGTCCAATACTTTTCCTGCTCCAGAATTATATAATTGAATAACTGCTGTATCACTGTGTAGTTCCGGTTGCCAATAGCCTCGCCCATATTTAACTCTGTAAACTTTCATATCCGGGATTTCCGTTGCTTCTGTAAATCCAGCATATACCGCACCTGTGTCACCATGTCCTCGACCAGTGTAGTATAATTCATCAAAAAGGTCCGGAAAATCATCACTTAATTTTTGATTGCGTTCTTCGATTCTCTCACACTGTTTTTTAAGTATGCTGACAATAACCTCAATTTGTTCTTCAGTGAGCCATAGTTTGTTATCCATTATTTATCTACTCATCTCGTCATCATTTCACCGCTTAAAGTGCAGAAAGTAATATGATACTTACTAAACACTTTCCATCCAACAAGACCATCATAAGTCGGATTTTCCTTTTCTGGAACAATATCCCATGACATCAGTTTGTTGCTCACCGCTCCGTCAATGTAAGTAACCAGTGATATAAATTCCTCTCTAGACCTATATTTCCTAAACAAGATGCAAATACTCTGTGCAATCTCGTAAGGCGATTCACCAATCCAAGGAAATTTTGTGCTATCAATCGAAATAGCCAAATTTCTCATATATTCCGATGACAGAACTGCGTTCTTGTAGGAGAAATTTTCCGGCAGTTTTCTATCAAAAATATAGGCTGCATATTGAATTTCCGTCACCGTTTTTGGAAGCAACTCATACCATACTAATATCTTATAAAAGATAATCATAAAATCGTGTAGCTGTCTGAACTCATCGTCACTTAGAAAAGACTCTTTATCAATATAAAAATGAGTCTCACAGTTTCTCAAATGAGCCAAAATTGAAAGAGCCTTTGAATATTGCTCTTGACTTCCGCTATTTTTCTGAAAGAAATCAGCGAAAATATCTTTAGAATATTTTTGGAGCATATTAAATTCTGCAGAATAAAATTTACCTCTAGTTTCAGAATCTAAATCCTTGAAATAATTGTTTAAATCATCTCTAGCGTAATATTCCCTTAAAGGTCTGCCTTCTGGGTTATTCAGGTTTTTTACACTTGCAACTCTATGGTCACCAGCGTTAAGCATTCTTTGCTTGACAAAGAGTTCAACCGCATTATGAAGATGTCCCACAAAATTTTTTCTATATCCCAAAGTCACTTTTCCTTTGCGAATATCAATGCAATCTTCAATTGCTTTTGCCCATGCTTCAAGCGCATTATCTTCGAGAATACCTTTTTCCATATGCAATCACCTTAATTACAATGGCTTTTCCTCTGCATTCTTAGCCGATCACACATATGATCGTTGCCTGCTGCTCACCACGGAGAGGTGTGCAAAGTTTCGAGCAGCGCAAGGGATGCACATGCATCCCAATGGTCAAATCATACCTTTCACTTTGCTCTTCTACTATCTATCGAAGTTCTTTATTTCAGCCAATGGCTCAATGTCCGTGTTGATACACATGCTTTCCTTTAACCAATCCGCTTTTGTATATCCTGTTCCAGTCACTTCGAATACCTCGCCTTTCCTTCCCACGGACTTAACCCATCCAAAATGAACGAGATTATCCAATGCCTCCTGCCATATAGCAGATTCCCGTTGCGAATTATCAGCCATAAATTGTTTACCCGCAGCCGAAACTTGAACAGGCGCACCTAGTGTGGCAAGTCTAAGAATTCTCCCGTCTCCTGCAGCAGCATAAACCAAAAGAAAAGCTGTCTCTACCGAAACCGTTTCGTTATTATAATTTTCTACTGTTGGTATGTACAGCTGACTATCATCAGACTTTTCTTCTTGTATCCTTTCCTTACTTACATCAGATTGTATTTTTCCAAGAAATCCATCTCGGTATCTCTCCCATTTAGTTGCGCTCATCGGAGACAATTTAAATTCTTCACAAAGGTTATCCTTTAATTCGCCCAATCTGTGCTTTAGCTCGTTTATGTCTCCGTCTAAAGCAATTCCCATTTCACTTGAATCAATACATCCTTTTATGTCTGAAAAGCCAAACCCTGGCAGAAGAACCAAGGTCGATTCAGTCTTTGCAAACCATGCAGCTCCCATCTCATTCAGACTTGCAGCGCTATCATAGTAATTGTGACTCAACATAAAAATCATATGAATATTATAGTTGAGTAATTGCTCTCTTAACCATT